CGAAGCTGGCGGCGACGAAGCTGGTCGTGGCGATCTGCGCCGTGTTGGTGCCTGGCGGCGCCACGGGCGCCGTCGGCGTGCCGCTGAAGGCCGGACTGTCCTTCGGCGCCAACAGCGCGTCGTTGGCCTTGACGAAGGCCGTGGTGGCGATCTGGATCGAATTGTCGCCGAGCGCAGGCGTCGGTGCCGTCGGAACGCCCGTCAGCGCCGGGTTGTTGACCGGCGCGAAGAAACTCGAGTTCAGCCCGTCGAGCAGATCGGCGTCGAGGCCGGAGCCGACGCCATCGACGGTCTTGATCTTGGTGAGCACATCGGCGGCGGTGTAGGCGGAAGCGGCCACAACGGGCTGCCAAGCGCCGTTGAGGCGCCCGTAGGACGTTCCGTTCGACGGCGCGTCGGGTGTCATCGCGTTGGCGATGCCCTGCGCCCTGTCAGCCTCGGATTGGGCTCGATTCGCCTCCGTGGTGGCGGTCGCGGCGCTCGCCGAAGCGCTCGATGCGCTGCCAGCGGCGGCTACTTTCGAGGAGTCGGCGGCGGTTGCCGACGCTGCGGCGGCATTTTTGGAGGTCGTGGCCGACGCGGCATCGGCTGCGGCACTCGTTTCACTGGCCTTGGCGTTTGTTTCGCTGATTTTGGCCGCTGCCGCAGCATCGGTTGCCTCCTGGATGGGCGGATCGAAGTCGACGACTAGATTCCAGCATTGATTGGCCAGATCGGTCGCGAAAACGGTCGAAACGTGCTGCAAAATGCACTGGTAGAGCTTGTTGCCGTACCACACAGACTGCGGCGGCTTGTACTGGATGCCGGAAACCCACGGAGTGGGCGGCAGGACGCCGAGCGCCATGCCTGGATCGAGGCTCTCGGGCGTGACGATGCCGTTCTGGAGCTTGCCGTCGTCCCTGCGAATGTCCGCCAGGGCGTCGATCGTGCCGTTCAGCGAGTTGGCGATGTTGTTGTTCTCGACGTCGACGCGGACGCCGGGAAGTGGCCGGGTCGGATTGGTGGTCTGGTAGCCAGCAAAGCTGAACGATGGCGTGTATTTCGTCGGGTTCGCCATGAGCTTACGGCACCGTGTTGTCGATGATGAGCCCGATCAATTCGAGCGAGGCGAGCAGGTTCTGCAACGCCGTTCCCGTGGAGATTTCGCCGGTCACCTCGATCGGCACGCCGGGTGGCGTGGGCGAGTCCGGCGCCGACGTCGGCAGCAGCACACCGTCGGCACGGAAGGCGACCTGGATGAACTCGATTGTTGCGGTGAGGCTGGCCGAGAGATTGGCGAGGTCGTTGTCGAGCGGCGTGCCGGGGAAGCTCTCAGTCCCTTGGAGGGACTGCTGATAGGCGGTGTAGTCGAATGAGATTTCCGGCAAGGGCGGATAGGCCATGCGCAACCTCCGCGAGTTGAGCAGACATACGCCGGACATACATTTTCAGCAAGAAAAAACCCCGACGCTCGCGCCGGGGTTCCTTTTCTACTCAGCTGCCGCAGCAACTGGTGCCGGTTGGCGTGACGACCGCTTTGGCTTGGCCTGCTTAGCAGGCGGCTCGATCGGCGTGAAGTCCTTGATCGCCTTGGAGTAGCCGTCGATCCAGTGGCGTGCGCCCGCCGGGGTCGAGAAGCTCTTGAGCTTCCGGTTGTCAACGGTACGGACTTCGTATCGCGTTACCTTGACAGGCACAATCTTGACGCCACGATGTTTAATCGTCATAAGTCGTTCTCCACTCTTTTTAAGAACACTCGATGGTTACAGCCGTCGAGAGGCCGGAGCCCGGCCTGTTGCCATTATAGCACACATTGTGCAATATTGCAACAGGCCGATTTCCGGCTATTTGTTCTTGGGGTGGACTTGACGCTCCATATGGTCGACCAGCCAAGGACGTATGTCCCTGCGGTCCCCGGCCCAGCCGAGCCCGCGCATGTTGGCGTCGTCGGGCTCCGGCGGCAGACACAGCTGTGGCTGGATCAGCCAGCGCCAAAAACGCCACAGGCGTTTTTGCACGCTCATCGCATCCACACGAACCAGATCGCCGGACCGACGATGATCAGCCCGACGAGCACGCCGAGCAGGAACGGCGCGATGTAGGGCCTCACGGCCTGGCACGCGAATGACGGCCAGGCTTCTTGAGCAGCTGCACCGCCTCTTCGTAGACCGTGAACTCGCTCGGCGGGAGATCGTCGGCCTCGGTCGGCCCGCCCCACGCTTCGCGGGGTTGCAGCACGCCGCTGTCATCAGCGGCATCGACGACGTCGATGTCGGCCTGCGGCGCCGGGGTTGCGGGGGGCGCAGTGGGCAGCGCCGCAGACCGTGAAGGCTTTTCAACGTCGGCGGGCGATGCGGTCGGCCCGACGGCGTCGAGACGCGCCTTCAGTTCCCACCATTGCGGCAGCGAGGGGGCTTTGCCAGCAAGGGTGGAATCGAACGTGGCGAACCACGCTTTGAACTCTTCGAAGGTGAGCATGACGTGATCACTGTACCACCACAGGGTGGCGCTGTCACGACAGACGCGTGACATGCCAGTACTCTTGTATGGCATACAAGGTTTTCGCGAAGCGAAATTTTGTACGCGCAGGGAGCTACCGCCACGCCTCGCGCGCCGGACTGCACGCCAGGGGGCGGGCCTGGGTGCGGACGCGCGCGCCGCGCACGCATTGCGTGCACAGCCGAAGGCTGTGCACGCAAGGCGTGCGCTATGCGAAGCGTAGAATCCTGAGCAGATTGTAAAACCATCCACGATATCAATGGCTTAGCGCTCGAGCCGGGTCCCGCTTGGGTCGGATCGCGCACACCTGGCGCGGGGACGCGCGCAGCGCCTGCACAGCCGGAGGCTGTGCAGGCGCTGCGCGCTGCGCATGCCAAACCGAATCGATTCGGCGCCGCGCGGCGCCCGCTCGGCGCCGAGCCGGTCGGCGCGCCGATTCAAGCTGTTTTTGCTGCTATCATTTCGCTATGTATGCCGCAACGCTTGGCAGTTTTGCGCGATAAGCCTTTGATTTCATTGCGAAATAAAAATAATCAAAAAAGCGCTTGCATTTTGTCCTGAATTTCTATCCCTGTATGTCACACAACAAACAACGAAGGACATACGGAAATGACGACTCCCGAATTCAAATCGCCGACCATTCGCGCAGGCGGCAACGCTAAAACCATCAAGGGCGATAAGCGCGGCGATTATCAAACCGCGATCATGTATCTTGCGCCTGCCAGGATGGCAGGCGGCGCCAATATTTGCCCGATGGCGCAACTCGCGGGTTGCGATCCGACCCATGGTGGCGGCTGCCTAGTCAACGAAGGGCGCGCCCGTCTCATGTCGAGCATAAACATTGCGCGCATTGCCAAGACTCGCCGCTATCTCGACAACCGCGCGGCGTTTATCGCCGAGCTTGTCCGCGATCTAGAGCGTTTCGTCCGGCATACCGCACGCCATGGCGTGAAAGCAGCTGTGCGCCTTAACGGTACATCGGATATCCAATGGGAAGTAGCTCACCCGTGCGAACGCAATGGCAAGCGGTTTGCTTCGTTGTTCGAAGCTTTTCCCGAAGTCACGTTCTATGACTATACGAAGATTTACAAGCGCGCTTATCGCGCTTTGCCGAGCAACTATTCGCTGACTCTGTCCTACAGCGAAGCAAACCAAGGCTATGCCGATGCGATCATGAAAGCGCATAGCGATACCGGGCTTAACGTGGCTGTCGTTTACCGCACCAAAGCTTTGCGCAACGCCATGGTGATTAACGGCAATTTCCCGACCATCGATGGCGATCAAACCGACATGCGGTTTCTAGACCCGAAGGGAGTCATTGTTGGGCTCTATGCCAAGGGAACAAGCAAGCGCGACACAACCGGCTTTGTCATCGGCTAAGCAGCGTTTCGGTTTGGCGCGGTGGCGCGCGCCTTTCCGAAGCTCTGGAAAGCTTCGTTAACCCTTGAAAGGAAATGCCATGATGTTTTTGAACCAAATTTGTGTTGTTCCCGCTGCATGGTCGACCGCTTGCGGTTTCGGCGATGCCGAGTTGCGCTTGCGCGTGATCTCAATTCGCAAGGCCAATGGCTGGACGTTCGCCAAAGTCGAGCACCCTAGCGGCTTCGGCGAGTGGATGGTTAACGTTGAAATGCGTGACGCAACGTTGCTGACTGTCAACGTTGCCACAGCCGAAGATTTGGCCGCGCTGCGCAGCTACGCCATCGAATTCGGCCCTAAGTGGAAGGATAGCCTTGCGCTCGACTGGTACCACGCGCGCGCCCATGGCAAACGCGGCGCGATCCTGCACGGCGTGCGCAACAATTTCGGCCCGTCATGGCTTGACGCCTTCGAATTCGCCGACCCGATCGCCTGGCCGAACCTGCGCAAAGAAAAAACCCCCATGCTGCGCAACATGCGCGTGGCGCTGTCGCTGCACAGCTGGAACAATTCCGACGAGGAAAATATCCGCCTCGGCGCGGTCAAGCGCGAGCTTCACCGTCGCGGGACCTGGTAGCGCGCAGCGCTTCGGTTAGGGCGCGCCTCGGCGCGCCACTTCCGAAGCTCTGGAAAGCTTCGCAACACAAGGAAAAACGCCAATGCTCACCACCATCGACTCCCGCGTGTGCGCCACGCTCGCCGAGCTACAAGAAACGCTCGACCATTTCGCTGCGCTCGCGCAGCGCCACCCGTCGACCGTCTACCTGGTCGAAGGCCTGACCCTGCAGCTGGTCGAAAAGACGCTGACCGACGGTTCCACCGTGTTTGACATCCGCCTCGGCGCTGCGCCCGACGCTGACACTTGCCCCGTGTGCGGCCTGGAGCACAGCGCATGAGCACGCAAAAGCCGTTCGAAGTGCACGTCAAGCGCTACCGCGATCAACACGCCTGGACCGTGTCCGAGCACCGTTCGATCATGGCCGCGATGACGTCGCTGCGCTCCACCATATCGGGCCGCAAGCACCGCCTGCGCGACCTAGAGCAGGCGCACATATGGTGCGCTCGCGACAACCGCAACTATTCACTGCACCGCGCCGCCGAGCTTCACGCCGAAGGCTATTTCGAGGGAATCAACTGATGAGCACCACACTGCAACCCGGCGACCGCGTGCGCTACGCTCGCGCCTTCCTGCGCAACGTCCATTGCCGCGATCCGCAACGCCTCACGCGCCGCGCCACCGTCGTGGCGATCGAGCCCGAGCTTCGGCCCAGAGGGCCGCGCCCTGTGGTCGTGCAATGGGACGACGCCGATGGCGCGCGCCGCGTGCTGTCCTGCAACCTGGAGCGATTGACAACCCACCTGTGAACGTGTGACATACACACCAACCGCAACGCTCTTGAAAGGAGCCCTCTCATGTCCTGGAAGCCCGAAGTGTTCGTCGACCGCAAGTGGAACCGCAACGGCCTGGTGTTCGCCACCGAAGCCGAAGCCCGCGCCAACGCGAGCGATCTCATGGATCGCTGGTTTGCGGTCGACGACAGCCGCGCCGTCGAAGTCGACGAGCCCGTTACCCACACCTACACCGATCGCCGCCTGGCGGCGATCGAGCGCGAACACGCCTAGCAGCGTTTCGGTTTGGCGCCTTCGGGCGCCCTTCCGAAGCTCTGGAAAGCTTCTCAACCCGCGAAAGGAAATGCCAATGACCGTTATCAACCAGCCTGCCCCCTACGCCGTCCTGATCAACGCAACCTACGGGCCGACCGGCGAAACCTCGACCACCCGCTTCGGCAACTACCCGAGCGAGCGGGAAGCCCTGGCCGCGATCCGCGACAACGAGGACTATTGCACCAAGCACCGCATCAACACCCACAAGCGCGCCTACCGGCTGTTCAAGGCCGAGTGGACTGAGTTGTTCGTCGGCGAGGTGACCGCATGATGCTCGCACTAGGCGTGAGCGTGTTCGTCACGCTCGCGCTGATCCAACTACCCTTCGCGCTGCTGCGCGAAGTCGAGCGCCGAACGCGGCGCCGCAAATGAGAGGGGGCTTCGGCCCCCTTTTCTTTTGCCTGCTGTCGGCGTCGTGTCTGACGCTGCCTCACCTTGGGCGGAAATAATTCGGTCGTTAGTGCCATTGGTCTGCCCCACCACACCATTGTACCCCCTTCGGGGGGATACAAGGTGAGGCAGGGCGCAGACCTTGCGCCTCGCCCCACCTTTGCCCCACCTTGGCAAGGTGGGGCAAACCGCTAATCGAAGACGCTTTTCGCTCTGACATACCAGCGCTTGTTTCGCTTCTTGTCGAGCAGCTGCACACGCTCCAAGATGCCACTCTTGACCCACTGTCCGATCAGCCTCTTGACCTGTGCCTTGTCGTCCGGCTCGGCGAGATCGAGATTGAGCGCCATGGCGACGACATTGCCCACCCAATCGTCGCGCGCCTGGGCGTCCTCGCGCCACGGCTCGGCGCCGAGCACCTGCAGCACTGATGGGACGTCAGCCTTGGCGCCGTCACCGGACCCCACCGACCACGCCACCACCACCGCCACATGATCGCCCTCGCGCCAACGCGAGCTACCATCCGCAGCGTCCACCACCCCATTGCCCAGGTCGACATTGTCGAGCTTCAGCCATTCGGTTTCATCATCCACCCACGGCGCCAGGTTCGACGCCGCGTCGGTCACCCTGAACAGCGACCGATAGGCGGTCGTCAGCCCCAGCTGCTTGCCCTCTTTCTTCGTCATCCGCGCCAGCGCCCGCACAGAGCGCATCTTGGCGACCAGCGCCGATGCGCCTCGGGCGGCATCGACCGATGCGTCAGGATCGCTTCCCTGGCTCGCCTTGCGGGCATGGTGCACGAACTCGATGCCGACGCCTGCCTGATCCGCCACCCTGATCCATTCGGTCATCACCATGTCGATGCCCGAATTGTTGTTCTCGGATATCTCATGCGAGCTAACAAACGGATCGATCACCAGGACGTCGATGCGCCGCGCCTGAAGCTCGGCGACCAACGCCGATATCAGCGGGTGCAGCAGCTTGACGCCGTTCTTGTCCTCGATCGCGGTGACCAGGCGCAGCGATCGACCGCTGTCGAGGAACAGCCGGTCGCCGATATCGGCGGGCTCGATCTTATGGCGCAGCATCGCCGCCGTGATGCGCCGCTGAAGCTCCTCCAGCGGGTCTTCGCCGTTGATGTACCAGACCCGCAGCGTGCCCTTGGGCCGCATATGCGGCAGCAACGTCCTGCCGGTTGTCATCGCCAGCACGTCGACCGTGGTCAGGCTGCTCTTGCCGACCTTGCTCGGGGCGACGGTCATCGACGCGAAGCGCCGCACGATGTGCGTGCCATACAGGAAATCGCGCGGCGGGGTGGCGTCCGACGGCACATGCTGCCACGGCGTGGCGGCAACCATGGGTCCTTGCGCCTCGTCGGGGCCGAAGATGGATTCATATTCCGGCTCGACCTCGACCTCGGGGCTCTCGACGAACCATTGCTCGGCAAAGCCGGTCCAGCCCGCCTTTTCCGCCTGGTGGTAGATGTAGTCCGCCCCTAGCTCCCGTGCGCTCTCGATCGACGCGAAGACCCGGTGCGCTTTCTCCGTCGGCGCCTCGATGCCAGCCTTGTCGGTGAACTCCTGGAAGAGTTCCAGGCCGTCGCTGTAGTCGACCGCGCCGCGCAATGCGATGGCGATGTTGCGCCATTGGTCGTAGCCGATCACCGCCGGGTCGTTCGGGATAGCCCGCATCGCCTCGGCGACGAGCCGTGGGTCACCACGGAGCTTCTCGGGGGCAACTACCTTGCCGTCGCCGGTCTGCGTCCTGGCAGCCTCCGGTAGCTCGCTGCGCAGCTGCACCAGGAACGCATTGCGCTGCTCGATCGTGATGATCGTGAGTTCCTCACGGGGCGGCATCCCATCGGGCCAGCTGTACGGCTGCCTGGTCTGCGGATGCACGCCGCACGCCACGAACCATTTCGCCTCGCCCGCCAGGCTCTCAACCAATCCTGGCGCGAGCTTGCGCTCGCCGACCACGACCAGCTTGTGCTCGTTGTCGCGGAAGCGGACCTGGTCGTACCGCATCTCGGGCGGGCAGTTGTACGGCAGCAGCACCTTGGGCGGGCGCCCGATCCGCCTCGGCGCGGGGCCGAGCATCTCATGCGCGAGCCCCATGATGTGGCTCACCCATTTCGGCGTCAGCGTGTCGATGTCGATGCCGGTCATGCCGGTGCCGTTGCAGCTGAAGCCGACGCTGGCGCCCATGGCGTGCCATAGCTCGATCGTCTCTGGCGTGGCCGTGAAGTCCTTCGACGCCTTGCCGATCCAGTCGCCGTTGATCAGCACGCCGGGGCGTTTTCCCGCGTTGCTGATGCCGCCTTGCGGGGGCACCACGGGCAGGAGATTATGGTAGCCAAGGTCCCAGCATCGCTGAAAATGGTTGATACGTGCGTCATTCGCGTTATGCTTGGACACAGGGTTCATCCACCCTTTTTGCATTGGCCTTGGGGACCGGACGGCGGCAGCCGCGCCGGTCCCTTTTCTTTTTCTGGCTAACGATAGTCCCGAGCGTCCGGCGTGTCATCCGCCATTGTGAACAACGGAATCGTCGAGCGCCTCCAGCAGCATGAGCGCGCTGCCGTACAGCGCCCGCGCCCGGTGCTCGGCCTGCCAGTAGTGGTCCGGCAGCACCACCTTGTCCTTGATCGCGTCGGCCAGCGTTCTGTCGCGCGCGGCACGCGCCTTTTCCCAGGCTTCGCGGTAGCGATCGACACGGGCTCGCACCGCGCCGATCGCCGCCTCGCGCAGCGGCACGCCGGGGGCATAGGGCAGCGTGCCGTCGACAAGCTCGTCGGCGTGCTTCTTGTTGACGGCGCGCTTCTCGCCATACTCCGGCGGCTCATGCCACGGGATCGTCCCGGCTGCCTTGTTGGCTTCATATTCGGCGAGATCGATCAGCGGTGGCGACGGAGTCGCCTTGTCGTCCATGCTCGGGGTCTTGGTCATGCTGCGGTCAGCCTATGCTCGTATATGTGGCGGTTCGACGGGATGGCGCGCATTGCGCTGAGCGTGCGCGCTACCTTTTTGAACGACACCAGGTCGCAGTCGCTGGTGCCGTGGTCGAGCATCATATGCAAGATCGCCCGCAGCTTGATCTCGACGTCGAAGCACACGCTGGTCTTGATCAGCGCCTCCATGTCGTCGATCAACTCATTCAGCTGGTCGCTGAATGGCCCTTGCCGCCACAGCACGGCGAGGTCTTCCAGGAATCTTTCGTACAGGTCGATCTCCTCGATGCAGCGCTTCGCGCGTTCTCTCTCATCCATCACGCCGTTCCTTTCATTTCCGGCTGGCCTTCAAACCTGGCGATCATCTCCTTCATCAGCGTGACGATGTCGGCGCGGCTGGCGCCGTTGCTGATGTAGTTGCAGCGCCCGTCGAAATTTTCGAACGGAAACACCATCAGCACGAAGCCGGTCGGCCTCGCCGAGCCGCGCTTGTCGCCGTTCAGGAACTCGTCGAGCGTGCGGGCAATCGCCTCCATCTGCGCATAGTGCTTGGCCTCGATCGGCGCATCGCCGAGCCGATCGCCGGGGCCGAGCTTCTCGTAGGCTGCTTGCGCGCGCCGCTTTGCCTCACCCATGGCGCAGCCTCTCGATCGCCTGCAGCTTGGTCTTCTCCTCGGCGATCGTGCGCTGGTGGTCGCTCTCCAGCTTGCGCAACGCCTCGGCGCCTTCGTGGGCGATTTCGGCAAGCTTCCTGCCGAAATCGTTCTTCATCTCGACACGCTTGCGTTCGTGCTCGGCCTCGATGTCGATGATGCGGCGGCGCTGCTCGTTGTAGACGCTCGGCGCGCGGCGCAGGAAATCGTCGACGCCGGAGCGCAGCGACGTCGTCGGTAGCTGGCCCTCGTTCGAGAAGCCGTGGTCGGCTGCGTGGTGGATCGTCATGGTTCTCCTCCATCATGGGTTACCGGGGAATCAGCAGTCCTTACCCCCGGCCCGGTACAGGCACTGTCGAGCCTGCCCTTTTGATCCTTCTATCGCCCTCGGGCGAAGTGCTGCGGAAACTCTCATGCAAAGACATCATGCTCGTTGTCGATGATCGCGCTCGGCAATGACGCCAGCGCCTTGGCGGCGATCTCGCGCTGCTTCTCCAGCTGCTGGCGCATCTCGTCGACCAAGGAGCCAAGCTCGCCTGCGGTAAGCTCGGTCGGCGGCTTGTCGGCGGCGGCGTCGGTGATGGCGATATTGGCCAGCTTGGCAAGCTCGGCAGCGGCGCGCACGCGGGCGTCGACCTTGTAGGTCTTGGTGCCAGCGACCTCGGCCAACACGTTGACCGAGAGAGCCCCGGCGCGCTCGAATAGAAAGCGCTGCGTCTCGGCCCTGGTGGCTTCCTGCACTGCCGGATTGCCTTTCAAATGATTGCCCGCATTGATGGGGTCCGCGTACCCCGCCTTCCAGGCAGCATAATGCGGATCGCCGGTCTGCGCATGTGCTTTGGCGAAGCGCTGCTGCATATGTGTGAGCCTCGGCAGCATCAGTCGAAGATTCCCTTTGGCGGCAGCGGCGGGAACGCCAGGGCGAACGCCGCCTCGGCGGTGTCGGCCTGGAACGTGTAGACCTGGCCCTGGGCGTGAATCTCCAGCGTCACGGCCTCGCCTGGCACGATGCAGTAGAGCGCCACGCCGAGCCCGCCCTGCCTCACAGCTTCGAAGTCGGGGACGGCGGGATGATCTGGAACAGCGCCAGTATCTCTGCCGGGGTCCACGGCGGTGGCTCCGTTCGCAGCGGCAGATACTTCACCGGGACCCGGTTGTCCGTCACTGAAATCAAGCCTAGTCCCGGCACTTGAATCCACGTCGGGTGCCGGTCCGTCGGGAAAAAGCGAAGCACCGAATAGCCTGCCTTTCGCAACCACCCGATTGCTTCGGCCAGCGGGATCACGCGAAGATGTCCTGGGCATGGGTCTTGTCCTTCTTTTTCGTCGCGCCTTTCTTCCACTTCGGCGCCGGAGGTTCCCCGGCGAAGTGGTCGGTGAGCACGCCGATGACCACATCGGTCGCCGATATCCCGCTCTTGGTCGCCGCCATCCAAATTTGGTTTTTCAACGGCGTCGGCACACGGATCGACATGCGCTCCGTGCGCTCGTCATCGTACTTGGGTTTGAACGTCACCTTGGTTGCTCCGTTATGTGTCTTACGTATGTCACAACAGGCGGTTTGCTTCAATCTTTCCGGTAGCGTTTTGCCTGGTATCCACCCGCCGTCAGCGGCAGGCCTTCGGCCCACGGCGGCAGCTGGCAGATCAGCCGCGCGAATTCTTCCGCCGAGCCGAAACCTCTCGGCACTTCCGTGATGATTTCGTCGTACACGGTGCCGATCACCGGGTAATTGGCGCGCTCGGCATGCAGCATGCCGTTGACCAGAATGTCGCGTGCGACAGCCTGGGTGTTGTTCTCGCACAGCAAGCCTCCATATAGGCCGAATCTGACGAATTGCTTGGTCTTGCCGTCGACGCCCAAGGCGGTCGCCTTGGGAAAGCTCTGGCGCTCGATCCTGGCCTTGCCGACCATCTCCAGCTTCTCGGCCAAGCTGGCTTCCATGACCTCGGGCTCGGCCCACACGCCGTCGACCAGTCGACGAGCGTAGACCTGGGCGCGCAGCCTCGGGTTGGCATAGGCAAGACAGCGGCCCGACGGCAGCATGCAGAACAGGTAGCCGTGCATGACGCGGTACTGGACGCCAGCCACGCTGGCGATCAGCCCAGGCTGCTTGATGACCGTGCGGACCGCCTCTTCCAGGTCCCACCACGATTGCTTGATCGCCGAATTCGACGCCCGCCAGGCCCGCTTGATCAACTCGCAGGCCAGCCACGCCTCTTCGCTCAGCACCAGCGTGGTCTTCTCCTTGCGGCTGCAGCAAGCGTCATAGCGCTTCTCGGCGGCGGCGAGGTCGAGCAGATCGGCGCGTTCCATGACCGGGCCGTAGAGCGCGTCGAGATCGACGCCGTAGTTGCGCGCCATGGAAGCGAACGCCCCGACGCCGCCGCCAAAGCCGAGCGCAAGCTCGGCGACCTTCCCGACGCTCTGGCGCAGGGGATGCTTGGGTCCGATCTCATCTACACTACGGCCAACAATTTGCGCCGCCGTGCGGCGATACATGTCGGGCAGCGCCGGATCGGCGATGATTTCGAACATCGCCTGCAGCTTCCAGTTCTCGCCCGCCAGCCAGGCGACCACCGCGCCCTCGATGCCGGAATAATCGGCGACCACCAGCTTCTTCCCCGGCGCCGCCCAGATGAACCCGCGCACGGCGTCCGAGAGGAGGTGCATGGGGTTGCCAAGCTCGGGGCCGTAGAACAACTCCAGCATGCGCGGATCGGCGGATCGGATCGCCTTGAACAGCAGCGCCGGATTGGTGTGCAGCTTCGCCGCTTCGAAGCTCTTCCTCGGCCTTGGCAGATTGGCAAAGTTGACGCCGGTAGATTGAAATCTACCAGTGCTGGCGACATGGTAGATGAACGCCCCGCGCACCCGGTCGTCGGTGAGCGAAGCGCGGCGCAGCATCGCCTCGATCTTCGACACCGACGTCTTGCCTGCGGAAAGCCGCAGCTGGATCGCCTGTTTCACATGAAACGGCGTGTTGACGTTGTCGAGCGCCTCCTTGAGGTCGGCTTTGTTGGCCGAGTTGATCGGCACGCCCTGCGCGTTGATCCAGTGGAACAGCGCCGCCGCCTGGGTGCAGGCAGTGACGACACCGCCGGTCGCGGTGCTCATCGCCGCGTCGAAGATGCCCTTGGACTTCTCGGCCAACACCAGGGCTGCCCTGGCGGACCGCACGTCGATGCGCAGGCCGCGCCGGTTGATCACCAGGCTAAGCCGGTAAATCTCCTCCTCGGCATCGCTGAGCGGCAGCATGCGGCGCTCGGCGGCTTCCTCGGTGAGCACGTCCTTCACGCAGTATTCGCGGAATTCCTGGTAGGCGCGCGGGAAGTCGCGCGGATCGTTGAAGGTCTCGAACTTGTTCGGGATCGAGAACAGCTTGATCAGGTCCTTGCCGCGCTTGTCCTTCTGGGTGTCGAGGTTGAGCGCCTTGCCCAAATTCTCCAGGTCGCGCGGCAGCGCTAACGCGCTCGCCATCGCTGCCGTGCAGCGGTATTTCTTCGGCGCCAGCCAGCCTCGATGTTTCGCCAGCCATTCGAACGCCAGCATCTCGAATTCGGCATTGTGGGCGACCAGCACGGCGCCGTCGGCGATAGCCTCGCGCATGTCGTCCGGCTGCGGCCAGTCGCGATCCCACAGCTGAAGCTCGCCGCCGCCGATGCGATACGCCATCATCAGCACTTCAGCCGACGGATGCTCCCAGTAGCGATAGGCGCCGTAGTCGAAGATATCGAGTTCGCAGCGCGATTCCACGTCGGCGTGGATCATCAGCGCGATCTCGTCGATCGCCGGTTGTAGCAGGGCGGCGCGGGTGATCATGCGGGCGGCTCGCCGTCGTCGATGCATATCTGTCCGAGCGGGTAGACATGCAGCGTACGTTCGAACCCAGGCTCGATAGCTTCGACCACGCAATGCGGATAGCCGTCGAGGCTGTCGAACAGCACGATGACGCGCCCGCAGAAATTGGCTCCTTTGCGCGTCCTGACGAGATCGCCGATTTCAAATTCGCTCATGCGAAGATGTCCTCCGCTGGCTTGGGCAGCAGCCGGGTGACGACCGGCACCGCGCCCCACACCCACCAGGTGCAATTCATCGTTGGCGAGCCGCCGCCGGTCCAGTCGAGACGCCACGTCAGCATAAGCTCCTGGCGGGGCGGGAAGGCCTCGTACAGCGCGATCCGCGAAGCGGCGTGCCAGTAGTCGGACTTGAGCAGCATCGCCACCAGGCGGCTTCCTGGCACGGCCTTGCGGATGAATTGCGCGGCCAGCGCGAATGGCGGGTTGGTGATGACGTAGGGGGTCGCCGGTCCGGTTTTCAGGAAGTCGACGCCGGAGATGCCGTGGCCGCGATCGACGAGATCGGTGGCGAACACCGGGAAGCCGTGCCGAGCCAAAACTCGAGCAATAGCACCGTCGCCACAGGCCGGTTCGTGGATGCGCTCATTGTCGTCGAGATAGCGGTCGATCGCCCTTATCAGCGCCACCGTCGCCGATTCCGGCGTGCGGTAGAAACCGTCGGGGTGCCGGTTCGCGGCACGCGAACGCTCGACGCCAGGGATCACTGCGGGCGCTCCCACAGCTGGTTGAGCGCCGTGCAGATCATCTCGGCGACATTGACGTCGTTGCATGATGCGATCGGCACGACGTTGTTCCACTGCCGGTCGAAGATCAGGTAGCTGCTTTCGCGGTGCTCGAAATAGAAGCGGCTCATGCGAACACATCCGCCTTCGGCGGCTGCTTGCGGGTGACCTCCCGGCCCTTGAGGCCGCGCAGATAGTCGGACGACTTGAGTTCGATGCGCTGGTAGGCGTTGGCCACGCAGCGGACCTGGAACAGGCAGTCGTCAAGCGCGCTGTGCGGCGCACTATCCCGCTCCATTTCGCGAACGTCGAGCAGGGTAAGATCGTAGAGCGTGCGGGTGTCCCGCACGTTCCAGTAGCTCCACGGCACGCCGTCGAGCCCGACGGCCTCGCAGGCTGCCTGCCACAGCACCGGATCGAAGCTCGCGCCGTGCGCCCACAGCCGGGTGCGATCCGCCGGTCCCTTCGACCGGAACCACTCGTAGAATTCCTTCACGACGGCGCGCAGGACGTGCTGGTCCTTTTTCAGGATCGCCTGCACCTCGGCGGGCTGTTGCAGCCACCAGTCGCGGGTCTTGGGGTCGATCGTCAGGCCGACGACCTCGCAGCTGCGCGGCTCGATGTTGCGGTAGAACGTGTCGCCGGTCCTGCCGTCGATCTCGAATTCGACGGCGCCGATCGAGCGGATCACGCAGCCGGGGCGGACCCCGAACGTCTCCAAGTCGAGCATGACATGGTGCATCACCGCACCTCCATGATGAAGCGGACGGCCATGGCGGCGACCTGGACCGCCTCTTGGCGGGCCTTCTCGACATTGTCGGCCTTGACCTCGTCCCAGAGTTCGTCGACCTCCTCCAACAGCACCGCGTAGCCTTCATGCGGGGAGTGGAAATGCACGTCGCCGTGTTTGCCGATGGCGTCGAAGACTTCCTGCTGAATGAGGTCCAGGACTGTTTGGTACTGAAGGACGCGCGGAATCTCCCTCATTGCGGCAGCCTCGCGCCGAGCACCTCGCGCTCGATGTCGGTGAGGTCCCAGACGCCGCACACCAGCCACAGATCGGCGCTGCCGATCCGCCGCAGCAGCATCGGGTCCTTCGGGTAGACCTGGCTCCACTCGGCTTCGTAGAGGATGTGGTAATTCTCCTTGCCGCGCTTCGGTCGGATGTCCGGCGGGACATGCGGAACGTGCGACGTGTAGGTGCGCAGCAGCCGCCCGTTGAGGCCGGGGAACGTCGCATCGGGAAAGTCGAAATAGCGGTTCTTGGCCGTCTTGCCATTGACCCAGCTGGTGGTCGCCATGCGGAAGACCTGGTACTGGTGGCTGAACCAGCAGGTTCGGGCGTCAGCGCGGGCGATGGCGAGCTTCGGCAGCCCGTCCTCGCCCACCCCTGCCGCCGCGATCGACGCCAGCGCACGAATAACCACCTTGCCCTTGGCAATCGCATCGAAGACCCGGCGAATCTCCTGGTCGACGGGCGGTGAGTAATTCGCGTGGGTCTTGTACTTCTTCCACATCTCCAGGGCCTTGCTCCGGTCCATCTCGATGGTCTGAACGTCCATGGTGATCCTCCATCATCCAACGGAAAAACGATCCGATTGTCGGGAAGCGCGACCTCACCCGAACACGTCCGGCATGCCGAGCGCTTCGGCGTAAATGCGGTTGATCTCGGCCTCGGCCTTCGCCTTGGCGGGGTCGAGGCGGGCTTTCACCACGGCTTTGACGGCCTTGGTGTCGAGGCCTTTTTCCTTGGCCTCCTTCAGCAGTTCTTTCTGATCTTCGCTGATCGCGCGCTTATCTGCATCGAGCGCCTCGTAGCGTTCGACGACGTTGCTCAGTAATTTGACAGCGACGGCGCGCTCATTGTCACCACCGCCGACGTCAGGTTGCTTACGTGCTGCTGGCATCACCGTTTCTCCGTTCGTCGCCATCTGCGTTTCTTGCTCGCATGGCTGGGTACGCTTTTCGGACTGTCGAGATCGAGCGGTTCGAACCAGCCTCGGTTCGCCCATTGGGAGAAAAGCGCGCCGAACACTTCGGGGGTGTGCGGCTCGCCGATTTCCGTCTCAATCAAGAGCCGCAAATCTTCACCCATGCCGATCCAGTCGGCTGGTAGATCGCGCGCCAGGCTGGTCGCTGAACGTTTCCAGACCGCGCTCTCGCTATCGAGCGTTCGCTTCATCCCTTCGTCGCGGGCAAACGCCGCGACGACAGGATCAAAGACCAGGCGGGGTCCGTTTTTCAGCATCAGCCGAACAGGCTGCTGGCGCCGCCCGCCTTGCGGGTTTCGACGATGTCCTCGTCGCCCTCGACGTGCTCGTACCACTTGTCGATATCGAGCGGGCTGACGCCGCCGATCGATTCGCCGTCGCGGGTCTTCTGGAACATGCGGATGCCGAAGCTTACGCCGTCGCCGGAGCTTGGATGGTTCCATGCCCAGCAGTTGATCACGCCGAAGCCGTAGCAGCCGGAATAGACCTCCTCCTGCGTGGCCTGCATCTGCTTGGAATTCCACAGCACGACGGGCTTGCGGTCCTCGTTGGCGTTGCAGCGGATGAAGAATAGGCCGGGGCCGAAGCCGGGGTGCAATTCGCCATCCTGCTTGGAGCGCGCCTCCTTGCCGTCGCCCGCCAGCAGCGGGTTCTTGATGCCGCCCGCCTTGGCGCGGACCAGGCCTTTCTCGCCCCACTGCTCGACGATGATCTCGGCGATCACCTTCTCCAGCTGCGGGCGCCACTTGTTCTCGAAAATCAAGGTGCAGGAGAATTTCTTCGGGGCGCCCTCGGCAGCCGAGCGCGGCTTGAACAGCCCCTGGCTGAACGCCAGGCGGCAGGGCGGGGATTTGAAGTCGTCAGAACGAGCCATAGCCATTGATCAGTTCTCCTTTTCACTGGGCTCAAAAAAGCGGTCGACGAGATTGCCGACGGCGGGACGGTTGGTCTTGTCGGAGCGCACCAGGTTCTGGCCGCTGACGTGCATGTGCCAAAGCGGCGTCAGCTTCTTCTTGGCAGCCGCCGGGATCAGCTTCTCGACCTGGGCGGGTGACATCAGCTTGCGGACGTAGAGCTTGGAAATGTCGATGTTGACGGCCTTGCCGATCTCGAAAGCCATGTCGGATTCACTGTCGCTGACCCACTTTCGCGTGCCGCGCTTGTCGACCAGCTGGTAGTTCGGGATGCTGCCGCCGCTCTCGACGAATTGCTGGGCGTAGCTGCGCCTGGCGTTCATCCAATTCTGCAGCGTGTCCATCATGTCGAGATCGCGGGCGAGCGCCTCCGGCGAGGTGTCGAGCACGCTGTTGTTCGGCGTCAATTCGCCCGTGTCGGGGTTCTCGTCGAACCACTTGTCGACGATGCTGCGGGCGTCGTTGGCGAGCGCCGGACAGACCCCTTCGGCAGGGCAGAATTGGCATTTTCCCGGTTTCAGGAAATTGTCGCGCCAATCGTCGAGCAGCACCTGGTTGCCCTGCGCCTTGGCGAACTCGTCGAGCGCCTCGTCGGCCCGGTGCATGCCCTTGAGAAGCTCGGTCGCCCACTCCAGTAGCTCGATGACGTGGAACGTCTCGGAGCGGATCACGCCGTCCTTGTGCTCGGCGCGCGGCTGCACGATCGTCGTCTTGACGCGCTCGGCGCCCAGGCCGGGATGCGCGAGCACGGCGCCGAGCGCGTAGGATCGCGTCTGGGCGTTCTCGGCGGCATCGACGATGACGCCCTTGCCGCCCTTGAGATCGACGATTTCGAGCAGTTTTTCCTTCGGCAGATAGGCAATGAAATCGCCGGTCCCGCCGCTGTCGAACGGCGGGTTGAGCTTGGCCAGCGACAGCTGCTCTTCGATCCAGAATTGCGCGCCCTTGGCGATCAACCCACGGCAATAATCGACATAGGTCTGGGCGCACTGCGCCATCTCTTCGTCGACCGTGAAGGTGAAGCGACCGCACACCTGTTTTTCGCCGAGAAAGTCGCTGGCATTGAGCTTGAGCCCCGCCGAACCCAGGCACATCTCGGCGATCTGGTGGGCGCACGTTCCCCAGGCAGCCGCTTCGCGCTCGATGCGGGCCGTATGCGGCAGCGACAGCGACAGCGCCAGACTGCCGGGGCAGTACAGGTGCCGCGCCGTCGCAGACGCCGCCCACGTCGCGTGAGCCCGCACGCTGTGCGAGGTGCTCACAGGTCGATCCGCTTGCGCTTGAACGGGTTCTTGCTGGACATGTCCTTGATGTCCGCAATGACCTGGTCGTGCATGCCGGGAGGGATGTCGCTGACCTTGGCTACCGAGCCGTCGGTGAAGCGCAGCTTGTACATGGCCAGCACGTCGGGGATCGTGAAGTCCATGCCGTATTTGTCGACGTAGTGCTTGTTGAGCGCATCGCGGACCCGGTCGCGGGCTGCCTCGATGTCCTCGGCCTGCGTCTCGTCGGCGACCTCGGCCTGCGTCTCGGCGTCGGCGGCAGCCGCGTCCTGCTCGGGGCGCTCCTCGGTCGTCTTCTTCGGGCGTCCTTTGCCGCGCTTCGGCGCCGCCGCGACCTCTTCGGTCGCGGCGCCGTTGCCGACGGATTCCGGCTCGGCGATCTGCTCGACCTTGGGGCCGATCGGCATGGTCAGGAACCCGACCATCTGGTCGCGCAATTCGGCTGCGTCATTGCCGGTAACGATGATCTGGATGGGCATTGTGTCAGTCTCCATTGTGAACACTCAAGACATTGCGAATTGCCGTCCACAGGACCAACAGGCGCCCCTGCACGGCTTCGTCGATCGAGTGCGCCAAGGCGCACACTTTCACGAAGGCTTGCCGTTTCTGGTTGATGTTGGTGATGCGCAGCGACATCTGCCGCATCTGGCGTGGCACGAATGTCGTCTCGGCGAACCACAGGGTCGACGCGGCGCTGAGATCGATCGCCTCGCCCGCCGCCTCGATCTGGGCGAGGAAAACCTGGGTGCCGCCATCCATGAATTTTTCGAGGTTCAACTGGCGCTGCCTCGGCAGCGTCGAGCCGTCGATCCCGGTGACCGAGATGCCGCAATTGACGAGCCCGTCGAGCAACGCTCGACCGACGTCCTTGTGCCAGTAGGCGATCACCAGCTTGTCGAGCCCGCTGTCGAATTCGTCGGCTGCCGCCGCGACGATCGCCGGGGCCTTGATGGTGCCGGTCAACCGGCGCAGCGGTCCGAGATGCATGTCGAGCGCATCGGTGTCGCCCGCGTCGGCGGCGGCGAGGATCACCGCCTGGTCGAGGTCCTTCTCGATCTCGCGGCGCTGTTTTTCCGAGATCAGCAGCGGCATGATTTCGAAGATCGGCGGGCGGATGCCGACCGATTCCTGCGTACGCCGCAGCATCCAGCCGCCGATGCGCTCGCGAAGCTCCTGCTCGTTGCGCCCGCCGACCACCACCGGAATCTTGTTCCAGGCGCTGATCTGCTTCATGCGGACGATGCAGTAGCGGTACATGAAATCGTCTTCCTGCCTGACGTCCGGCCAGCCCCTGGCGCGGTTGGCCATGAGCTTCTCCGGCGTCAGCGCCCGCAGCATCGGGTAGGCGTCGAACGGGCTATGCGGCAGCGGCGTGCCGGTCAGGCACCACAGCCGATCGCCGCGTATCGACAGCGAACGCAGCTGGTCGAGATCGCGACCGCCGCCGACCAGCTTGCCGTACAGCGACTGCGTGCGCTTGGCGCTGAAGCGCTTGGCGGCGTGGCTTTCGTCGGCGATGATGACGTCCCAGCGGTAGCCGATCAGGTTGCCGAGCTTGGCCGGGGCTTGCAGCAGCGACCAGGCGACGATGATGACGTCGGCCTTCGGGACGCCACCGCCGATGTAGATCGCGGCGCGGCGCTCGGGCGACCAGTCGCGGAACGCCTTCTCCCAGACGGCACGGCCAGAGGCCGTGGTGATGACGAGAATGGTGTTGGCGTGGATGCGGTCGGCGGCGAGGATCGCGGCGCCGGTCTTGCCCACCCTGGGCTCATCGGCGAGCAGCCCGCTTGCGCCGATTTCCGACAGGAATGTCGCACCAGTCAGCTGGTGCGCAAATGGCGTCATCTGTGACATCTTCAGCCAAAAAAGCGCAAATTGAGCGAATTGTGCCTATCGTGTCCTTGGGACATTGTGAACACGTCAGACACAGCAGTCAAGCGAAAACGCTCGTGGCGATCTCCTCGATCGTAATGATCAGCGCGGGCGCTTCGTGATACAACTTGCGGGCTTTCAATTCACAGATTTGAGCGTCGTCGTGCCAGCAAACGAGGTTGAGGGCATCAATAAATTTCGAGACGTTGTCGACGTCCGGCTTTTTCGTCGGGAGGATGACGCCGGACAGTGCTTGCGCCTTCCACTTCTTTGATTTCGACTGCGGCACTTCCATGCGGATTTCGATTCCGACGCGCAGCGGGCCGCTCAAAAGCGGACGCCCAGCCATTTCGTGCTGGGCTTCGTGCGCCAGGCGTGCCTCGTAATGGATAGTCTTTTGCGGGGTGAATGGCCTTTGGCCTTCTTGGGTAAAACGCACCCTTTGCTTGCCAAGGGCGCGTCCTGCCACAACTATCGTGATCATTTTTGCAGCGCATATGCCATGCCGATGAGGCACGTCACTGTGTCGACATCTTCTGGGACGGTTAACTCCAGCATTAGATGGCAAAAATTCCTGACCAATAGTTCTTCAGTGGGTCGATCTGCTTCCGCGACCGCTTCGATAAGGCGATCGATTTCCTTGGCAAAATTGGCGTTTCCATTCTGGGTCATCAGGGACCTCTCCTCAAGCGTCTGTAAATCCGTGCCCCCGCTCTTGCTAAATGTTGTCCTTCGCATCACACTGCGTATGTCACCGCAGGGTCCGCAGTTAAGAGACTAAGCTCAATTTTCTTCGCTGGCAAAGGGCAAAATATGTGTGTGTCCTACAAAAATGTCTTGACACCCGTCTGTTGAACCCCTTAGCTGTGACATACACAGTCGAGACATCGAGTCTCGCTTACTCACAAAGGAAACCCGAGAACCCAATATGGCTCGCACCCAAAAGCATCACATCATGTCTGACGCCCCCAACAATGCGGTAACGGCAGACGCACCCAGGCACCTGACTAAGCAGGAATTTGGTCGGCGCCTCAATCAACTTATGTTGAAGAAAGGCATGCATCACGCCGAGCTTGCTCGACGCGCCGATCTCCCCCGCAACAACATCTCGACGTACATCAACGGTCGGTCCTATCCGACCGAGCAGAGCCTGGCGAAGCTCGCCAAGGCGCTCGGCACCACCTCGGACGAGCTTCTCCCGAACAGGGCGGAAATGGCGATCCGTGGGGAGAGCCAGCCGGACCTTTCCATGAAGTCCAGTGTGGCCGATCCAGGCAAGGCATGGCTGGTCGTCAACCGGCTCGTCTCGACGAGGCTCGCCGCCGAGATCATGGTGCTGCTTGAGAAAGAGCGACTATCAGAATCCGCCCCCAACGGCGCAAAATAAGAAAAAAGGACCTGAAAAAATGACCATCTCCTACAAGATCGATCTCGACCGCGAAAACGACAGCGGCATCTACTACGTGCACTGGCGCGCGAACGTCAAAGGCAAGCTACGCAACAAGCGCGCCAGCCTGAAGACGCGCGTCTTTGAGGAAACCGACGCGGCGCTCAAGCAGTTCCTCATCAAGAAGGGCGAGACGGTCGACACCGTCGCCCAAAGCGGCGTCGTCTACACGATCGCCGACCTCTGGCCGCTCTATCTGGAGAAGCTCAAGGCGGGCCGCACCCTTGAGCGCGCCGAAAGTGTCTGGGAGCATTGCATGCGCGGTCACTTCGGCCATCTGACGGTGCCGGAAGTCACCAACCTGGTCGTCCAGGATTACATCCAGAAGCGCACGTCCGGCAGGCTCACCTGTCCCGGCAGGGGCGGGCGCAAGACCGGCAGGGCGGTGAAGGGGCCGACGGTGCGCAACGAGATCGTGCTCTTGACCGCCTGCATGAACTATAGCTCGCAGCGCAAATACCTGAACGAGCTTTTCGCGCCGACGCTGATCAAGGGTTTTAAGCTGCCCGACGCTTCGAAGCCGCGTGATCGCGTGCTGACCGACGACGAGATGGACCGGCTGCTGGACGCCGCCGTCGCCCGCTCGCAGGCCGAAGGCAAGCTCTCGCGCATCGAGCTTTTCATCCGCCTGGCCTACCAGACGGCGGGCCGCGAGAAGGCGGTGCGCACCCTGACGTTCGATCCCAAGCGCATCGATTTCGAGCAGAACTTCATCAACCTCGACGACGGTCATCGCCTGAAGAAGGACAAGAAGCGGGCCGTCATCTACATGGACGCCACGCTGGCGGCGGTGCTGCGGCGGGCGCTGGCCGAGAGCGACCAATCGGTGCCGCTGGAAAAGCGCTACGTGCTCGGCCATCCCGGCCAGATATGGCCGACCTTCCAGCGCGTCGTGCATGAGGCTGGCCTGACGCCGGAAGGCTGGGTGCTGCCTGCCCGGTCGAAGACGCCGCTGACCACCGGCATCAGCCCGCACACGCTGCGCCACACGGCGGCGACCAACATGCTCAAGGACGGCGTCCCGGTGTCGCACGTCGCCGAGTTCCTCGGTGACACGATCGCCACCGTCGAGCGCAACTACAAGCACTTGCTATCGGGTCACCTGAAGGCGGCGGCTGCGGTGCTGGCGCCTAAACTGCGCGTCGTCAGGGATCGGGACGCGGCGTGAGGCGGCGCAGCGACATGATGTTTGAGCGCGCGTTCCTGCGCGCGCTCGCCAACCACCCTCCAGTCGAAAGAGAAAAACGTGAAAGCGGTCTACCAGATCATGAAGTCTCAAACCAAGCTGGAGGTCGGCGCACAAGCCGACCTCTCAGCCGACAAGCTGCGCACGCTGATGAAGGAGGTCGCTGCCGATCTCTTCGAAACGTCGCAGGATTTGTCGGTGCTCTGGGGCGAGCTAGGCGGCGTGATGAAGAAGTTCGAAAAGGGGATCAAGAAGTGATCCCCAGAGGCGCCCAGACGCTCGAATTGATCAGCGGCATCATCTACTGGTCGCTGGACAATTGGGAGACGGTCCACCGGCTCTCACCAGGGTGCAAGCAGTCACGCATCGTGCGTGACAAGTTTCAGGCAGACCAGGTCCGGCACCTGGTCGTGTGCCAGTCATCGGCGGGGCCTGGCTGATGCTCGATCGATCGCTGTGGAGCGCGAAACTGACTGACGAAGTGCTGGAAGAGGCGCGCCATCGGCGCGCCTTTTCGCTTGACGATCCCGGCTTCTGCCTGATTTGCGGGCTTGAGCACGGAGGTGTAGAGCCGGATGCGCGCGGCTATACGTGCGAAAGTTGCGGGGCGCATGAAGTCTACGGAATAGAGGAACTGATAATGGAAATTTCACTATGACGATCGCGAGGAGAGCATTCATCGAGACACCAGCGGAAGAGCGTGGCAGGCTCGCTTCCGATCGTGTCGGCGAATACCACTATGACGAGTTGGGCGACTACGTTTCGTTGACCGCCAGCTTGTTGCGGCAATCGCACATGAAGTACAACCACGTCGCCAAGGCGACCGGCATGAGCGGCACCACCGCTTCGAACCTGGCGAGCGGAAAAACCAGATATCCTAGGTTCACGACGATCGCCGGAATACTCGGCGCCATGGGCTACGAAACGGTCATCAGAGCAGGAAAGAAAAGGCCATGAAGGACATACAGGCTACATTGAAGCGCATCGACGAGCAGATCACCGGGCATCACCAGACGATCGCTCGGGTGCGGGTGGAGATCGCCAAATTGCAGGAGGCGCGGCTGACCCTGATGGGGCTCGCGGAGGAGGATATCGCGGCTGCTGGCTACGCCAGGGAAGAGCGCCAGGGCGTCATCAACGGATCGCACGCCAAGCCGATGCTGATCGTGCGCAAGGTCGGCACGGGCGACGAGAACGGCAGCGCCAGCAAAGCCGCCAAGAACGGCGTGCCGGTCAACAAGAGCGGCAACCGGCGCGGCATGGATCAGCCGCGCGGCAAGAAGCCGAGAGGCTCCGGCAGCCATGGCAAATACAAGACCGCCCTGGTCAACATATTGAAGGGCGGCGCCGAATTGAGCATCGAAGCTATGATCGCTCGGCTCGGCGAGGGGCCGAAGCACGGCAAGGATCGCCAGCCGATCTACCAGGCGCTCTACGAGCTAAAGCGCGACAAGGTTCTGCACAGCCCGAGCGGGCCGGGGAGCTACCAGATAGGAGCGTCGTGAGCTTCGACCTCGGCCACTACATCCTCGACGACGAGCGTCAGCCCGTGGAGTGCGGGCTGATGCGGTGGGCAAGGTGGATGCAGGATGAGCAGCGCTCGAAAGGAATCGTCGGCTCGACCAAGACGGAGCTTTACCGGGTGTCGACGGTGTTCCTCGGCCTCGACCACGGCTGGGGACGCGGCCCCCCGGTTCTTTTCGAGACGATGGTTTTCGACAAGCAGCGCTCGATCGTCGAATGGCATGACGTGTTGGTGTCGATCCACAAGTCGGTCGACGAGGACGATTTCTTCCACCGCTACTCGACGTGGGATGAAGCCGAAGCGGGGCATAAGACGCTGGTCAGGCGCATCCGCAGAGCGGAAGCCGCAGCCAAGAAGATGGTGAAGCATGGCACTGGATTTGACGAGCCGTGAGGCACTCGCTTTTGGCGATTTTATGCGCTCCAACGGCTACTGGTTCGTGGTGCCGCTCGATGACGAGCACTACGCGTGTCTGTGCCAATTCGCCTACACATGCGCGATCCTAAAGGGTCGCTGGTTCGACAAGGCGGGCTACGATGATCGCTGGTGCTTCCACGATGCGGAAGCAGCCACGCGCGGCATGATCGACTGGTTCCTGGCCGATCCCCGGCCCGACGAGCCGACCGGCTGGCATCGGCATCCGCGCAGCGGACGTCGGCGCCCTGATGGCGATCCGGCCAAGGAGTATGTCAACCCATGACCTGGGGCCTGAATTGGTGGACGTTCCTGGTCTGGGTGGTCGGCTGGATGCTGCTCTTCCTGCTGCTGCCGCCGCGCTATGACCCGGCGATCCGTCTCAAGGAATGGCTGCAAAGAAGGCACAGATGAAGCACCAGCCGCCGCCGCTCCACCCTCCAGCTGTAGGATTGGTGATGCTCGCCCTAATCCTCAGTCACGGCGTCGTCTTCACCTGGGGCGTGCTGATCGGAGCCTGGGTTTGGTGAGCGAGCAATTCGACATCCGCTGGATCGATCGCGGCAGACCGCCGAAGGTCGCGCCCAACCAGGCGTTCCCCGATGGCGTCGACATCGATCTGACGCTGGGGCGGGACGGACCGTCCTGCACGGTGGCGCTGCCGTACCCGACCGGCAAGACGAACATCGGCGCCTGGCTGATCGTTTGCCGGATGTGCCGCCTGCGCGTCGGCATCACGGCAGCCTCGCGGCCCGACGATCCGCGCTCGGTCAAGCTGGCCTGCAAGATTCACTGGAGTTGAATGGAATGCTTCTCACGGAACGTGGCCGCACGGCGGCGCTGGAGGGCCTGGCAGAGCGTCGGGCGGTCAACCGGGACCGACCACGCATCGACAATGCGAGCCTCCCTGCGGGCGCCCCTATGGTCTATTACTGCATCGGCTGCGGCGCCGACATCGTCGTCCCCGAAGATTGGCTGACCAAGCCGGACTGCTGCCCACAATGCGCAGCGATGGTGAAGCTGGGATGGCTGGAATGATCCCGATCCCGGCGCGCATGCAAAAACTCGATCGCGATCGGCGCGGCCTGCCGGTGCCGGTCATCGTGCTGCGCAACGACGACGGCACGCCGCTGTTCGCTGCTAATGACGGCCAGGCGGTGCAGAAGATCATCGCCCAGGATCGCTGCGAGGTGTGCGGCGAAAAACTGCTGCGCGGGCGCTGGTTCGTCGGCGGGCACCTGTCGGCGTTCGCCGAGCACGGGCGCTTCCTCGATCCGCCCATGCACGACGAGTGCGCCCACTACGCGCTGCAAGTCTGCCCGTACATGGCGGCGCCGAGCTACGGTCGCCTGGTCGGCAAAACCGCGCTGGCGCGCAGCGACCGCAAGGATATCATCCAGCTTGACGATCCGACCGCCGCGAACACCAGGCCGCCGTTCTTCGTGGCGGTGATGGTGGTCGGGCAAGTGGTGTCGACCGAGCGTGTGCTGCCCGGTGTCGACGTCGAGATGAGCCGCCTGTTCCACCCCAAACCGGGCAGCGTGCGCCGCGTCGAAATCTGGCTGCAAGGACGCCAAATCGTCGGCGCTGCGCTAAAAGAACTCAAGGAATTCATCGGCGCCAGCCTGGCGTCGATCGACGAGAAACCCCGAGCCGATCTGTGGGCATTGCTATGATCACGATCCCCGTCGTCGAAGTGCCGATCGTCGATTCCGACGGCGGCGTGGCACCGTTCACGCTGACTTTTTACGGCGTCCCTTTCGACGAGTTCATGGTCACGCCTGGCGGGGGAAACCGCGTCTACGAGGCGCTGCGCAGGCGTGGTTTTCACGGCTATGGCGCCTCGCCGTTTTTCATCAGGAGGAAGCGATTTGACCACATTCGAGGAGTTGCGCGCGCTGCTCCCGCAGCAGCTGAAGGTGGACCATCTGGGGCCGCTGACGATCCCGCTGCACGCCCTCCACGCGATGGGCCTCCGCTACGGCGAGGACCAATTCGCGCAAAAGGGTGGCTGTATCGCAACCTTTCTGATCGCGATCAAAACTGACATCTTCTGGTTGCAATCGGAGTTCGGCGACTGGCAGCACCGGGCGCTGGTCTACAGGTTCATCAACCGCCTCCTGAAGGCCTCCGATGCGCATGCCTACACCTTCCTGTCGGAAGCCTGGACGAGCAGCTGCGGCATCGACGAAGACCCTTCCGATGACGATTTCGTGCTGCCCGCCGACCGCCCCGAAAGCGAGCGCGACGAGATACTGATGGTGTCGAGCTTCGACAAAAAGGGCGCCTCGTTCTTCTCGAAATACCTGATCACGGCAGCGCGGCGACCGGGCAAGCTGGCCTGGCTGGGGCCGCGTGTCGACGAGAGCGCCGACGATCTCGGCGCCATTGAGGGGATGGCGTTCGACCTGTTCAGGAGAGGAGGCTGAAATGGAACAGCTGAGCGAAGACGAGCTTGACATCATCAGCCTGGGACGCTGCCCGAAATGCCGCAACAGAGGTTTCGTGGTCGGCCCGCAAGGTGCGCAGTCGACCAACATCGAGTGCGCCAGCGAGGACTGCCGCCAGCGCTTCAACGTCGCCTTCTACGGCGGCAGGGCGATGATGGGGCAGACGCTGCCGGTCGGCCCGCTGTGGCCGAACGATCCGAGCCTGTGGGACGATGCGCGATCTGATCTGGATATGCCGGGACGGGCGTAGGCTGCGTGTCGCCGAGATGAGCGACAGCCACCTGAAGAACGCCATCCGCATGATCCTGCAGCGGCGTGGCTGGCGGGTCGAATTCCTGCCGCGCCTGATCCTCGAATTGGAGATCAGGGAGATGGGGCTCAGGCTCAAATGAACACGATCTGCCCGTTCTGCCAAAAATGGTGCACCGACGCCGAGAGCTTCGACGATCCGACCGCAAGGCCGGTCGACGGCGACTATTCGATCTGCATCGGCTGCGGCGAGTGGGGGGTGTTTGAGGGGTCGGCTGCTGGCGGCTTGCGCAAGCCGACCGACGCGGAATACGGTGAGATCGTGGCCACTCCCGAGATGACCAGGATGCGCCATGCCTGGGTGGCGATGAAGCGCGCCGAGCGGCGGCAAAACCGGCGGCAAAAGCGGAGGCGGAAATGATGTTGTATGATGGGCTAAAAACTTGGGTCGGACTTGGGTCTTTTGTCCGACTTGGGTCGCACTTGGGTCGCGTTTTTATGGCTTTTGTCCTATCATACGTGACATACAACAGGCCTCAAAGGCTTGGAATAGGTGGATTTGTGCGTATGACGCAGGTTGTTCACGGTAGACAACAGAATCTTCATGCGATTCCCCGCTCCAATGAGAACATCCGCTTAACCTCCTGAAATCGCTGATTGATTTTGTTCACAGCCGACTTGGGTTCTGAAAACTTGGGTTTTTCCTGGGTTTTTTGGACCCGAAAAGGACCCGATCGGTTCTCGTTCTGTGTCATACGCAGGAATAATTGTGGCATACGCAGCGTTTAAATGCATAAGTTTTCCGGCGGCGGTTTTTGGCATTTTTTCGCTGCCGTTTTTGGGGCCGGTCTTTCCAGAGATCGGCCCTTTTTTCACGACGCTGCCACGACCAACTCGCCGTTGATCTCGATCACCACCTCGACGTTGTCAGGCAACTCGATGTTGACGTGGACGATCGCCGGTTTCGGCATGGGCTCGGGCTCGGGCTCGGGTTCGGGCTCGGGTACTAGTTCCGGCACCCAGGCGTCGGTCAGCGCCGCCAGGAACTTGCCGTGGTAGCCTTTGATGAGGTTGCCGATCGACACGCCGTTCGACCACGACGGCACCTTCTTCTTGTCGCCGTTGATGATCTCGCGCGCCTCGTAGGCGTCATCGACGTGGTCGTTGAAATAGCGCGCCAGGGTCTGCCGCTTGCCATCGCTGGAGGCGCGATACCAGCCTTCGAACATGCCGATGTACATGGCGTCAGCCGAGATCGCCGGATCGAGCGCACGCTCGGCGTGCCACTCCAGATCGTTCTTACCGATCAGGCCGAGCTTCTTCGTGGCCTTGGCGTAGTTCTCGCGCCAGGTCATCTGCACGTCGCCGCGCCCGTAGTAGGTCTGGCCGGTTTCGGGATCAGGCACGCCGTAGGCCATGCCCTTGCCCTTGCCGTACTCCTCGATCGGCCACATCGTCGAAGACGTCTCATGCATCGAGGTGGCGAGCGGATAGGCCAGCCACCTGAGATCAAGGTCGGCGTATTTCGCCTCCCAGACATCGAGCTTGAAGTTCAGACCGTCGACTTGCTGCTGAGTGAGCTTGCCGCCGAACAGCGAGGCGCGGACGCTGTCGAAGAAAACCTCGCGATTGAAGCTCATTGGAACAGCGCTCTGAGATCGACCGGGAATCGCGTCCGCCTTGGCACCGCCTCCGGCACGACCGGAGGTTGCACGCCCCAGTAGTCTGGAAATTCCGGCAGCGGCGGTTGCGCCACCGCTTGCGGCGGCTGCTCGCCGAAATATTGCGGGAACTGTGGCGGCACGAACACCGGCTCCGGCGGCTGCTCGCCGAAATATTTCGGGAACTCCGGCGGGACGAATAGACTCTCGATGGTGGGCCTCGGCTGGGGCGTCGGCACCGCTGCCGTTTCCGCAGGCGCCGGTTCGCCCGCTGCCGCCGTTGCCGCCGCTGCCTGCGCCTGGCGCTGCAACGCGGTGCTGGAGCCACGGCCAGCAGCGATGTTGGCCGAGCGCACCGCCTGGTCACGTCTTGCCCCTTCGGTGTCACCGCCAGGATTGTAACGAGCCATCTCGCGCTGCAGCAGTGCTGCAAAATCTTCGGGCGATACGGGCATGACGATCTCCTATCCGTAGAGGCTGCTCAGCCCAGCTTGCTGGAACATCGCACGGCGCCGATCGGCGTCGGCCTCGCGCTCTTTCTCACGCCGCTCTTCGGCCTTCTTCAGGAAGCCAAGGCCGATCGTGTTGATATCAGGGTTGAATGGCGACACCGGCACCTCGTTGGCGCCGATCAGGTCGCCGAACATCTGCGGCGCTGCTGTCGGCTGGGCGCTCATCATCGCACCCGTCGCTGACGTCGGGACCGCGAAGCTCTCAGCGTTCTGGGCGAGATTCTCGCCAAGGGTGCGTGAAGGATCGACTGGCCTGCCAGTCGCCTTCATCATCGCGATCGTGCTCGGGTCCCACCGCGCGAGCGGGATTTTCGAGGCGATGTCGGCCTGCTGCTCGTAGGTCGCGTTGAGCGGGTTGGGGGCATAGTTCCGACCGCCGAAGTCATCCCAGGTCCCCTCGGTGATCTGGAAGTAGCCCTGCGCCTGGCCAGACGACGTGCCTTGCGTAGTGTTGGCGATGTTGCGCCCGCCGCTTTCATTTCTGAGCAGAGCTTGAAGAAGCGTGGTCATGTGTAGAGCCCCGCCAGGCCCAGCGGCGAGAACAGCGCCTCGCGCCGCTTGCGCTCATCCTCGGCCTCCCGATCGCGCCGCTCCTGCGCTCGCTGCAGGAACCCGAAGCCAGCTGCCGCCAGCGGATCGCTGATCGGCACGGAGGCCACGCTGGTAGGCGCCACCACGTCACCGAGCGCAGGCTGGAATGGAGGAGACCCTCCAGCCTGCGTCGGCGCCGTGCCGCGACCGGCGTTATACGCCGCCGCGAAGGTGGGGTCGGCGGTCGCTGCCGACTTGTTCGGTCCCCAGAACGCCGGATTGCCGCCGCCGACGTGGATGCCCCAATCGTAGTGGCCGATGCCAGGGAAAACCGGCGCCGCCGCCGTAATGTACTTTGCGTATAGCTCCTTGTTGGCATTCGGCAGCAGCTGCTGGCCGTCGCGCGAGAACACGATGTCGGCGGTGTGACCGAACCCGCTAGCGTCCACGTCATGGCGATGTGAGCCGGTCCGATGCGGACCACTAGCGGGCTGGGCGCCTGAGACAATGTCGAGGCTGAGCGTCGGATCGATGCCTTGCAGGATCGCGTACATGCGATCGAGATCGGCCTGCGCCACGGGCAGGCTGCGGACTTTTCCAGCGGTGAGGTTGCGGATCGGCATCGATATCTCTATGTATGTCACACGTCCTTGGAGAAATTAAATGATCGTCGTCCCGATTTCCTTTAGTCTGTTCGCCGCACTCGCGGTTGGGTTCGCCCTGCTCTGCGGCTTCCTGTGGCTGGTCAACCTACCCGCCGCGCTCGGGCGCAGCATGGCGCGCAAGAGGAACCAAGGGTGGCGCGAAGCCGACGCCCGCAAAGTTACCGCAGCCATGATGAAGCCGGTCATCGGACGGGCTCCTGATCAGGGTTGCCGTACAGCAGATTCAGCCCCTGCAAGCCGGTCCGAGCAATCGCCTCGGGGATGACCGTAGTGGGGCCGCGCGCCACCATCTGCTGCATCCGCTCTACCGAATTCGGATCGGTGAATAGCTCGGCCAACGCGCCGATCTGACGACGCTTGGCAAGGCGATTGCCCCAGTCGCTGACCTTGCTGAACCAGTTGGCACCGCCGGTCATCGCCAGCTGCGCCGCGCTGATCTTCGGGTCCACCAATTCATCGCTGAGCGACTTGTTGAACTCGGTCGCCGAACCGACCGGGCGGCGCCGCCCGGTCGTCCGCATGGCGTCCAGCACATTGGTGACCAGCGGGATCGTGCCAGCGCCGATCTGCGGCAACGCGCCCAGAATGGAATTCAGCACCTCACCCTTCTCAGGCGTGCCTGCCACCCTGTTGTAGAACTTGGCGCCGCCAAAGCTCCGGTCCTGCTGTTGCGTCGGCGCCATCGACGTGCCGAAGCGATCCTCCCACATGTTGCGAAACAGCTGCGGGATGGTCTGCGGATCGACGCGCTGCCCGGTCGGATCGGCGGTGCGCAAGGCAGTGACAGCCGTTGCGATCTCGGGCGCCACGCCAGGCAGCGGATTGGTCGGCCAGATCGCCTCGCCAGCGGCGCGCGTGTCGCCACCTGATTGCGCCACCTTGCCGACTGGTCCCTTGACGATCGGATCGACGATGTCCCTGGTGTTCGCCGCGAACTCGTCCTGGGCGGCGGCAAACGAATTGCTGTTGCGCCGCATCAGCTGGTTGATCTGATCCAGGTATCTGGTCAGGCTGGCGCCAGCCTCGCCTTCATACGCCGCACGGTTCGGATCGGTTGACGTGCCGATCGTGTCCTGGGTGTCGCGCATGTATTTGCGAACCCGGTCGAGGTTCTCGATGTCGAGCGCAAACTGCTCCGGCACGGCAGGCGTGCCAGCCGACATCAGCGGCTGTCCGTTGGGTCCGAGTATCCCGGTCGGCGCTGGCGGCACGGCAGGCTGCGCTGGCGCGGTCACCAGCCGCCGACGAAGCTCGCCCAGTGAATGCGCCTTGATGCCTGTCGTGTCGGCGGCGATCTCGGCGTCGATCGCATCGACGATCCGCCGCACGTCGGCCTCCGGCATCAGCTGCGGATTGGCCGCTGCATAGTCCGGCGCCGACGCCGCCGTCCGTTGCTCCATGGCGTTGCCTTTTGCCAGTGTCGCGGCTTCCGCCGCCTCGGCGCCGAGCGTCGTCGGACGCGGTGAAGGCGGAATGTTCATGCTGTCGAGGATCAGCTGGTTGGCTTCTTCGAATTGCCCTGGACGCGCCGCCATGAACGGTCCCATGACCCTGCCGCCGTGGATGACGTCGCCTTCGACATAACGCTGCACATTGGTCAGCGGCGAGCCGCCGCCGGTCACGTCCGAAATGATCTCCGGCCCGGTGGCGCGGATCGGCGTATCTCGAATATTGCTCGACCGGGTCAGCGCCGCGTTCCATTCATCGGGCGTCATGTTGCGCGTCGAGCGCCGGACAATGCTTTCGAGCGGATTGCCAAGACCTCTGGAGAGCGCTCCGGTGGCGGCGCCAGCACCAGCGCCGACAATGCGCGCGAGCGTCTCATATGGCGTGCCTTCGGTGGCGGCGCCGAGCGCCTCGGAGCCGATCGCCGGAAGCGCGACGTTGCTGACCAGGTCGGCGCCGTAGCTCGTCGCCCGCTCGAATGGCAACGCTAGCCTGGTGGCTTTGGACGGCCAGCCGCCAAGCATGAATCCGCCGCCGGTTTCCAACGCCTGGCCGATGTCGGTCTGAGGCTGGAAAATGTTCTGGCGCACGCCCCTGCTGAGATCAGCGGCTGACTTCAGATATTGCTCCTGCTCGGCCAGCCGCTGGTTCTGCTGCTCAATGGTGCGCCCAGCACCTGGCTGCCCCAGGATCAATTCGCGGAAATTGTCCTCCAGCGTGTTGGCCAGCCATTGGCTGCCCTTGCCGATCGCATACGGCGTCGAGGCAGCCGCATTGGCCAGACCGCTGAATGGCGAGAAAAGCCACTCGCCGAGATCGGCTTGCGCAGCCTCCTTGTTCATCCGCGCGAATTCTTCCGGCGTGTCAACTGGGTTGACACCGGCAGGCTGCACGCCTCCCGGCACGCCGCTCGCGCTGCGCACATCCTCCGGCGCTATCTGCTTCTTCGGAAATTGGACCCCGCCACCCTTTTTCTTGAATTCGACGGCAGCCATCAGTCAAGCTCCCCCGGCTTCAGGACGATACCGTTCTGCTGGAGCAAGTCGGTCGCTTCCTGCTTCGTGTAATCGCCGCTGGCAATCGCCGCCTTGGCGTTGGCGATCGACGCAGCCCGATCTTCAGGAGACATGGCCTCCGCAGGCGCTGCCGTGGCCGCTGGAGCGTTCGCAGCGGGTGCGGCGGCTGCCGGAGCCGCCACGGCTGGAGACGCTGTAGCGGGCGCTGGCGTGGCCGCTGGAGGAGTTTGCGCGGTCGCCGGGGCGGTTGATGCCGCCGGAGCCGCCGTCGCGCCCTTGGCCGCAGCACCGGCAATTCTGCGGATCGCATTTTGCGACGTCTCGAAAGCGTTGCGCTTGATCGCCTTGGTGTCGGGATTGTCGCTCGGCAGCGGGATCATCGCGATCAGCTTGCGCGCATACTCGCCCTCGGTGACCGCCTGGCCAGACCGGACCATCAATTCATAGGGCAGCGCCTGCTGCATGGCGGCAAAGAACGTCTGCCCCTCGTTGGTCAGCAGCGAGTTCATGTACGGCAGCGCGCCAGACATCAGGAAGCTGTCAGCCGTCGCCATCTTATTGATCACCTGGAAAGCGGCGATATCGCCCGTCGTCGGCGTCTTGCCAGTGTCGAATGCGTCGAGGATGATCTTAGTCGGCTTCTCCATCATCTCCTCGGCGAAACCCGCCTTGGTCTGGAAATCGGTCGGCGGCTTGCCGCCTGCGGCGCCAGCGCCCTGGCGGATACCGGCGACCGTGCCGTCGGGGTTGAAATCGACGGCGAATTGGTTGCCGCCGCTGCCCTTGCTAACGACGCCCTCGGCGGGCTTGCTCGGGTCGTTCTGATCGTAGATGCGACCGTCGGAGCCGATATAGCCGACGAAGCTCCGTTCGCCGCCCTTGGCGTCGACAGCGTGGTAGGTGTCGACGCCCTTGATGTCGACCACCGACTCCTGCTTCGAACGATCGGGCAGCTGCGAGAAGGTGAGGCCTTTCTCTTCCGTTTCCGACAGCACCGGCTTGAGCCCAGCCGCCTCGAAGCGATTGCTCAGCACCGGATTCCCGGCAGCATCGACCGTCGGGGTCACCTCGGTGCCGAGCAGTGCCTGCTTGATGACATCCGTGTCGCTGATGCCGGTCGTGTCGCCCCTGGCCAGCCGGTTCAGGTAGTCGGCCTTCGCCTCGTCCCAGGTCTGCGGCTTCGGCGTGCCATGCATCTCCGGGATCGCCTGCGTGCCGCCGAACGGCGCCAGCACTTCAGCCGGGATCGCCGGTTGCGTTTCGCCGACCCCGATATTACCGTAGCCCTCGGTGATGATCTTGACGAGATTGTCCGACTTGTTCGCCGCCTCGCGCTGAAGGTTGTCGGCAATGTTGTTCGATCGCGACGTCGCCGCCTGCGTGTCATAGCCGTAGCGCGCCGTCGCAGCGGTCGTGTCGACAGCCTTGTAGCTCTGCGTCGGATCGTAGAGATCGGAGAATACACCCGCCCGATCGAGCAACTCGGGATCGGCGTCTGGTCGCTGCATGTAGTCCCAGATCGCCTGGCGCTGGTTCGTCTCCAAATCCTTGGCCCGCGCCGCCGCGTAGCCGGATTCATCGGAGCCGGACGGCGGGCCGAACAGATCGGACAGGTTTGCCGCCGCCTGCGCCATCGCCGGGTCATTGTAGTAGCGGTTGCCCTTGATCGCCATCAGCGTCCAACGCCCCCATAGAGGTCAAGAATGCTGCTCGACCGCAGCTTCGGGATCGGCACGTTCGTTGTCAGGTTTCCAGGCGCGCCCCACGGGCCAAAATCGCCACCGCCGAGCGTTACCGGGTTGGTGCCGCCCTTGAGCGGATTCCAGTCGCCTTGCAGGCCCTTGCCGAGCGCCAGCTGCCCGCCGAAATTCAAGATGTCGCCGAACGCCTTCAGCTGGTCGCCCTTGTGGCTGGCGGCGTCGAGCTCGAACGGCACGACGTCGGCGCTGCCCTTCTTGAAGCCGCCGATCTGGCCGATCGTGCCAGCGTCACGCGCCTGCAAGCGGCTGACGCCGCCGAGATAGTCGCCGAACGAACGAAGACTGCCGAGCGCCTTGGCCTGCTGGCCGGTAAATTTCGCGGCTTCGCCCTTCTGCTTCGCCGTTTCCTGCTGGGTGATGACCGAATCCGACTGCGGAGCCAACTCCGTCGGCGCCCCGGTGGCATCAGTTGCGGGCAATGGCTCGGCGAAGTAATCGCCAAGCTCGGTGCCGCGCTTTTCCATGTCGGCGCCGAACCCCTTGTAGCGATCCTGCGATGTGGTGTTGAGCGCTTGCGCCTCGGTGTCCAGCTTGGCCTGCCGCTCACGCTCGGCCTGCATGGCTTGCGAACGCGCCTTGGCGACCTTGTTATTGGCCATAGTGTTCATCACCGTCGATCCGGCGGTGAGCGCCATTCCGGCAATGGTGAGGGGGTCACACATCAGGACACACTGACCCGGCCAGGGGCAAAGAGCCCGGTGTCATACTTGGCGTAGTTCTTCCGCGATGCCGCTTCGGCGCGCTCCAGCGCCGCCTGCGTGCCAAGCGTCGAGGTGAAGTCGGCGAACAGCTGCGACAGTGGAGAGAACGGCTCGGGTCGCGACAGCGCCCCCGCACGGGCAATCGCACCCCTGGCGGCTCCCTCGGCGTCACCCGTGACATTCAGCGTCTTGATGAGATCACTGCGCGCATCCTCGACCGCCGTGCGCGCCTCGTTCTCGTAGCCGAGCGCCTTGTCGGCGACGGCCTGCTTGTTGGTGTCGTACAGCGAACTCAGATCGGCGGTCTGCGTGGCAGCCGCCGACGACGCCTGGTTGCCGCCGCGATCGAGCGCGTAGAGCAGCTGCTTCTGAGCGTCCTGATACTGCTTCTGCACCTGTGGCATGGCATAGTCGGTGTAGGACTTGCGCCGGTTGGCGAAGAAGTCGCCGCCGAATGCCCCGGTGTCCTTCTGCACGCCGCTGAACAGACCGCCCTTGAGCGCCTCGATGAATTGCTGCTGGGGATCGCCGTAAGCCGTACCCGGCGTCGTCACCGTCTGGTTTTCGAAGCGCGTGCCGCCGCCTGTGCCGCGCGAAGAGCCGCCGCCTGTATTTGGCACTGCCACCCGCTGCGTCGTCGTGGTCCCCGGCGCCGTGCCGGTCTTTGGCGTCCACACGGCGCCGCTCGACGTGTAGTACTTTCGCGTCGGGTCGTAGCCCCCGGTGACAGCGCCAACCCCCTTGGCGCCGCCGCCCTCGAAAATCGAATTAATCCGCTGGGTGCCAGCACGGATACGCGCCTGGCGATCCGCCTCGTCCTTGCGAACGCGCTCGGCTTCTCTGCTGGCTTCCTTGCCGCTGTCCCCGAATAGAAAGCTCATGGCGTTACTCCGGCACAAGCCGGAGGGACATGGCGTTGCCTACGATCCTGAAGCCAAAGTGCTCCAGGAACCGGCTTGTCCGCTCCGGTTGGAATGAAATGGCAGTGCCACCGACGATCTCACTAGCGCCCAGGCCTTTAGCCCACTGGATCAAATGCTTGGTGAGAAGCACGGCTGCCCGAGTTCCGCGATTTTCCGGCGAGACGTAGATTACGCGCTGAAACACTCGCAGTCCACGCCGATATTCGTAGCCGTTGACCGTCGCCCAGATGAGGCCGATCGGCTTGTCGTCACCGTTGGCGGCGACGAAGATCGTCGGGTTGGCGGCGCTCAGATAGTTGGCGAATTGCTCGCGCACGACCCTGCCATCGAAGATGGTGTCGGCCTTGGTGTCTTCGACCTGGTGCTTCACCATCTCGACCACGATGTCGATGTCCTCCGGCATGGCGAGCCTGACATGCATCACTCCACCCACACGAAACGCACGAAATTCTCACCATGCTTGCCGTAGCCGGAGAGCCTCTCGCTGGCGCGGAACCCGAGCATCTCGACGAAGCGGATCGCCGCCTCGTAGCTCTCCATCACTACGCACTCGATGCGGAACGACTGCTCGGCGTAGGTCGGGAGCAAAAGCCGCTTGATGACGCGCGCAATCGGCAGCGCTACCGCAGGAAAACGGTCGGTGGCGAAAAACCCCGCCGAGATGGTGTCCGGCTCGACCCTAACCATCGCCCCGAAAGCCACGGCGGTGTCGCCATCGTAGGCGGCGAACGTGTCGTCCCGGTCGGCGTAGCGGGCAATGAGATCACCAACGAGCGTTTCGCGGGAATCGGCGTACTGGTTGATCGCCGTGAACTCGGCAACGTCTTCCTCCCGCAGATTGGCGACGACCTCGCGCAGCGCTTCGTTGGTGCCTTCCTCAACGTGTACCATCGTCGGTCCCGCTGTCGGCATCGTAGTGGATCAGCGCGTTGCTGATCTTGGCCGCTTCCGCCGATCTTGACTTGAAAGTCAACGACGCATGCGTCGACTGGCCGTTGAACGTCAGCCGGTTGTGCGGCGTCGTCGTCTCGTCGATCGTGCCGAGCACCTCGGCCTTGTCCTGCGCATTGACGTCCATCGACACGCTGACGTCCCAGACGCCGCGCACGGCGGCATCCCAGCCGTTGAAGCTCTTCTCCTTGGCGGGCTTGTCGCCATCGAGGAACGGCGTCTGCATAGTCGCCTGGATGCTATCGTAGGCCAGCGCCGCGCCTTCGCCGCCATAGCAGTAGATCGTGTCGCCGGAGCGCACGTAGACACGTCGGCGGAACACGATGCATTCGTCGATGTTGAAGACCTTGTCCTCGGGATTGCCGATCGCGTTGACGCCAGGGACCGACGGAATGTAGTTCGACCAGGCGCTGACCTTGGCGCCGGAAAAATAGCTGAACACGAAGATCAGATTGCCCATGGTCAGCCAGAAGCGGCCTTCGCTGGGCTCGATCACGCCGAACACCTTCAGCCGCTGGATCGACGTCATGGTCTGCAATTTCTTGATGACGAGCGCGTCGACCAGCACCCCGACGTCGGCGGTCGACGCGCTGTTCGACGAGTCGCGGGCGCGCACCGAGCGGATGCCGCTCTCGTCGAGATAGTAGATATCGTTGTCGCCGAATTGGCAGACGCTGTGCGGGCTGCGAGTGCCGGTGTTGCGCAGCACCTGGGCCTGCTTGTTCAGAGCCGGATCGGGATCGGTGTATTCCACGATGATGTTCGAATAGGCGAACAGCGCCAGGTAGTTCTGGTACTTAGCGAACGCCATCAATTCCTCGGCGCCCGACACCTCGGCGGACATGTCGACGAAACCGGCGCCGACATTGGCGGTTGAAACCCGCCATTTGGTCGGATCGTCGCGCATCGAGAAGTACATTGTCGGGCCGGAAAGCGCGTACATCTTGGTGCCGTGCGTGCCGACGAAATCACCGGGCAGATAAGGCAAATTGACCGGCGCCGTGGTGTCCGGCGGTGGGTCCTTGCCTCCGGCAAAAACTCGAGACGCGGTCGTCAGATTGGTCGTGAAGCCATTGGTGTACGCCGCGATCAGCGCCCTGCCATTGGTCGACGCGCCAGGCAGATTGGGCATCACCGAAACGGTATCGGCGCCGTCCCAGACCGCATGATAGTCGCGCACCCCGACAAAGCCGTTGATCGCAGCAACGACCGCCTTCGCCGTCTCCGAATTGCTGATCCGCCATTCGGTCTTAGCCATGAGATCGTAGCTGTCGACCGACAGATCGATCGTCGAGACGACGTGGTTGACGCCACCGGCCATGTTTTGCGGCGCGTTGGTGGCGACGTTACCCGCCGTGGTGACCTGGATGAGCTTGCCGTTGATCGCCGTGCCGTAGGTGACCGCGACGACGGTGACCTCGTCGTTCTTCGCCGAAGCGACATAGTTCGGGTTCGACACCCAGCGATTGATCTCCTGCGCGACACCGGCTGCGGTGGTTATGTTGCTGCCGGTGTGCGGTATCTCCTTCTGGGTGATTTTCACCCCGTTGATGTAGACCCCGGTGACCTTGTTGCTGACCGCGCGCGTGCCGCCCGTGATCTTGAATTTGCCGACCGCCTGCTTGGCCGCGATGTTGCTGCCGCCCGTGACCTTGAACGTCACCTTGGAGCAGCCATAGTCCCAGTCGGAGACGTTGACGCCGTTGTAGTAGTGGTAGGTGTCGCCGTCGGTGAATGTCGCGCTGACGTAGACCTTGCCCTTGTAGAGCGCATATGAATTGATCATCGCCAGCTTGCCGGTCGGCACGAACGGATGCACCAGCTGCTGATACTGAATCGCCGCGTCCAGACCGGCTGGCCGCGTCGTGTCGCCCCACACCAGCAGGCCGCTCGCGGTGTTGCCAAGGCCGATCGTCTTGCCGACCGTCGGCAGATCGGCCTTCTTGATGAAAGCCGCGCGCTTCTCGAATTCGCCGCCGCGATTGATGTGCCCGTTGAGTGCCTGCAGCAGCACGCCACCAGGCGTCGTCTCGGGCATCCGGCGGGAGTCCAGACCGCCCGTGAATTCCTTGATCCAGATCGTTCCCATCAGTTCTCGTAGATGATCGGCGGCTTGTACCGGGTGATGAATTCGCGCGGCGCGGGCAGCGCCGGACCGATGCCGAACATGCGGAAGCGCTTGCGCGGCGTCAGACCGCCGCGCTGGCGCCGGTAAATCTGGTTGGCCTGGTCGAGCTTCACCTGGGCGTCCTTGGCGCCCTGCGCGGCCAGTAGCTCGGCGGCGCCGAACATCACCAGCAGATTGTCGTCGAGATCAGCGCGATCGGCGTCCTTGACGAACGGCTTGAGGTTGCGAATGCCGGTGAATTTGAGCATGCCCTGCATCGTCGTCTTGTCGCCGTTCATGTCGGCGATCGGCCAGATTTCGATGTCCTCGTCTTCGTGGATTTGCCAGCGCATCACCGGCCAGGCACGCTCGTTGAGATCGCTGTTGTAGGCCGAGTAATGCTCGCCGAAGATGCCAGGAAGCAGCGGACGCCAGCCACCGCTATCGAACACCTCGATCTTCTCGATGTTGTCGATGTGGATGTCGTTGGGCGTGGCGTAGTAGCGCTGCGAGATCGAGCACGGCTTCAGCCGCTGCACGCGCAGATGCGGCCATGTGAAGTCGTCCCACAACCGCTCCTGGATGCGCTGGAGCATGTTGACATGGGCGTCACGAACCTGGCGGTTGTGCGCCGGATTCATCGACAGGCGGGCTTCGGCCCGCAGCATGTCGAGAACGCGAAGCAGAGTGGTGTGACGCGCCACGGCGAGCCCTCACTTGAACAGCGATTTGACCGGCTTCCTGGCTGGCTTCGCTTTCGGTTTGGTTTTCGGCTTCGGCGGTGCTTTGACGACCTCGTCGGCTTCGTCGACCTCGTCGTCTTCGACCTCGTCGGGCTCGGACGCCGCCTGTGCCTTCTTCGGCTTGACACGCCCGGTCGCCTTGAAAAAGCTTTCGTCGATCTCCAACTCGTCGAAGCCTTCGTAGACGCGCGCGGCGGCACCAGGGAAGAGAACCTCAACCGCCGACATCTCACGCGAACCGGGTGGCTTCCCGTAGATTTCGAGCAATCGACTACGTTCTTCGCGACTGGTACGCTCGATCTCCTCGTCGAGAGGCTGGATATCGAACACCGAAGCGTTGCCGTGAATCTCGCGCAAGACGGCGACCTCGGCGGGCGTCACGCCGAATTTCGGGATTGTCTGCCCCAGGTTGCCGCCGAGCGCGAGCATGATGTTGGCTTGTTGCATTGACGCCTCCTCACGGCGTGAAGGTGAAGGGAAGCGTTCCCGACACCTTGGCGCCTGTCTGCACGCCGACCGGAACCTCCGCTGGCGAGGCAAACATCGACGGCTTGACGCCAGTCGTGACCTCACCGCTCGACACGAAAGTCGTTAGCTCCGGCAGGTTGTTGAACAAGATGGTCGTGTCGACGGTGAAGCCCTCACCCTGAACACTTAGCGTCAGATCAGCGCTGCCGACTTGAGCACTGCTGGGTTGAAGCGCCGTGACCACCGGGATGGGCGCAGGCGGTCTGATCGCGGCGATGATTTCGTTGACCTTGGCGACGGTGGTCACCAGATCGGCGTCATCTGCCAGCGGCGCGATGGCAAGCAACGATTCGCCGACGGTCTTGCGCGGCATCTGGAACAGCAGCGTGGAGCCCGCCTTCCACGGCAAGGCCTTCTTGTTGGTCGCGACGACCTTGTCGGGCTGGTAATCGAAAGTGACGAAATTCGAGCCCTTATAAAAATTGCTGTTGTTGACGATGACGATGTTTCCGCCGATCGACGCTTGCTTCACGCCGATGAAATCGTCCTGTCCCATGTTGACCGGATACGGCACGTCGACCGTGCCGTCGGTCGGCACATCCGCGTCGATCGTGATGGCGCTGACCCCAAAATTCTGCGGCAACCCCATGCCAGCGGTCAAACCATTTGACATCAGAAAATCTCCGACTGTTCGTTCTACGTTTCCGATTCGTCCGTTCGTGAACTGTTTGGGACAGAGCCAGAACGGCTCTGCCCCAAATATTCAATCAGGTGATGTCATACACGCCAGAAGTATTCAGCTGCTTGGCGACCATGACGCCAGTCATCGACAGGCCATTGTACATGGTCATCCTGTCGTAAGGCCTGGCAGGATTGTGCTTTTTCATCCTTTGGCCATCCATATACAATAACCGGAGGCCGGTCCGGCTCATGTCGATCGCGTAGCAGCGCTTCGACAGGCCGAGATCGTCCATGGTCGGGTCCCACTGAAGCTGGATGCCATCGTGCTTGGGGTCGGGCATCGAGCCATCGGCATTGCCCACGCTCCAGCCGGTCTGGGTGTACCAGCCATTGGCGCGAAGCTCGGCCTTGTAGGCGTCAATGAACGCCGAGCCGCAGAAATACTGGATGCTGGTGGAGCCGTTCTTGTACTTGTTGAGCAACCGCACCTCCTTGTCCATGAAGGCGATCAGCACGCCACCGCCGGTCGAAGCCGACGTGATCGCGCCCTGCCCACCGGCAGCGCCGTAGGCGGCGGTCGCCGCGCGGTTCTGCCACCAGGTATTCGCCGTGCGGCTGAGATTGCCGGTCGAGCCGACATTCGGCACGTCGAGGATGATCGAGCGGATGCCCGCCAGCGCCTTGGTGTCGGTCGCGCCGTCGGCGTGGATCAGCCGGTCGAGGCTGAACGCATAGTCGGCGCCGAGCTTCTCGTTCTTCTCATCGAGCAGATTCGCCAGCGCCTGCGCCTCGCGGCCAGACATCTCGCGGGTGGTCTGATCGGTGCCGTCCTCGACGACGTCGATGCCGTCGATCTTCAGTTCGGTCTGGGTGACCACCATGCCGATGAAATGCTCTTTCCACGGCCACTGCGTGCGCTGGGTGCCGACCGGGTTGTAGTAGGTCAGCTGATCGTCACCCGTGTAGCCCTTGAGCGTGCCGCCGCCGTAGCCGGAAGCGACCGCGAAATTGACGTTGACGTTGCCGCCGACGAACTTGCCAGCCTTGGCGTTGAACGCCTCCAGCATCGGCTTGTTCGCGATGTCCTGTTTCCAGACTTTCCCCTTGTCGATGTAGGTTTCGAGACTTGATGCGTTGATGTTGGCGATTTCGCCAGCTGTGAAGGCCATGGCCATTCACCTCCAAACTTACTGCACGTTCCGCTTCGCAAGCTCGGCTTGGATGATCTCCATCGTGTTCTTCGGAGCGGGACGGGCATCGCTTGACCCTGTTTGGAAGCCATTGACCGGGGTGATCGATCGGCGCGCCGTGGCGGCAGGAGCTTGCCTGAAGCCCTTGTTGACGTTCTCGTAGGCGCGGCGCAGCTGGTCCTGCACGCCTTGCGGCGCGGCAGGGATGCCTTCCTGGCGTTGCAGCCAGAGCACCTCTTTCCCGATAGCTTCCAGTTTGGCGTCGAAGTTCGGATCGCGGGCGCGACGATCGCGTTCCCAAGCCGTTGCGGCGTCCCGGCGCAGACTAACCTGCGCCATCTGCTCGCGGCGTTCGGCCTGCTGCTGGTCGAACGATCGCTGGACCGTCACCGACTGGGTGGCGGCGCGGGCTCGGGAGACTTCCAGAGCCGCTTCCGGCGTCATCTTCTGCTGCTGGATCAGCGCCCTGAGATCGTCAGGGAGCACTTCACCGGCAGCGACCAACAGCTTGCGAACGGCGGGCTCGATGCGCTTCCAGGCTTCTACCGGATTGACCTTCATCAACCCGCCGATCGTGAGTAGCTCGGCGGCTTCCTCGGGCGCCAGCCCGTTGCTGTCGATGAAGTTCTGGACGTTCTGGTAGCGGACAGCGTCGACCTTGAAGGTGTTGCGCTGGCGCAGGATTTCCTGGAATCGCGGGTGCTTGTTGAACGGGACGTCGGAGAAGTTCTCGTCGTCCGGTTCCTTGGGTCTGCGATCACGCGCTTGCGTGGTCGGTTCTTCGACTGTGGCTGACGAGGCCTCGGGTGCCGCTTTTCGCTTGGCGACGACGTCCTTGACAATCTCGTATGGATCGTCGTCGGGAACCCGGTTGCTGACGTCTTTCCCAGTGGACGAGGCTGGGGTTGCGGGCTGCTCGGAACCTTGCGGCTCGCCCGCATCGTCCGATACCGTCGTTACCGGCGGCATCTCTTCGATTTCGTGTTCCACTTCAGGTGGCATCTGCGTTTCGTACTCTCGTTTGTCCTACGTCACAAGACATTGTGAACACTCTAGACCTGGTTAGAGCCGAAGGCGGGCTCGCTTCCCGGCTGTGTGGTCGCTGGTGGCGCCGGTCCGTTGGCCGCGCCTTCGGCCCCTTGATCGGCAGGCGCCTCGGTGCCGTCGCCGCCAGGGGGTGGCAGCTGTTGCTGCGGTCCGCCCGTGCCACCCATGCGGTTCTGCGTCACGATCGACGGCATGCCTGCCGATAGCGCCTCGGTGAGATCGATGCGATCGTCGAGACGCTTCACCGCTTCCTTTGCGAGCCAGTAGGGAGTGATACCGGGTATCTGCATCAGCAGCGGCGCCAATTCCTTGAAATTCTGCACTTCGACGGCCTGGTTCGGCTTGCCCGAGCTTCCCGCCTCGACCTCCAGGTAAAGCTCGGCGCTGATCTCGGCGAGCGTCAGCTGCGGCCACAGCGCGCCGGGTCCGACAACCTCCTTGACCTTTTCCTCGGACATCTCCTTGAGCAGGATTTGACCGCTAGAGCGGGCGATCACGGTGAGGAAGGAATCGAGGTCGTCGATCGCCGCCTGGTCGTCGGAATTCGTCGAGTTCGCGGCAATCGCGCTCTCAGTCGCCGTGGCCTGCGCGGTGGCGCCGAATTGCGCTTCGCTGGAGCCGACTACCAGCTGTATGTCAGTGAAGGTCTGACCCGTCTCGTAGAGGTTTGGGTCTACCCCAGGAACCGGCACGGCCTGCAGGATTTTGGCGATGTCGGCCTGATCGGGCAAGTTGATGCCGATCGCGTCGAACGCCACTTGGGTCTTCAGGCTGTTGACGTCCTCTTCTTCGAAGACCCCATTAGGATAGACCCAGCGCGGGCGCGCCGCCTGCCGGTGCTCGCGCTGCCCCTGGCGGGCGCCGTTGTAGTCCTGCTGCTGGCTCCACATCAGGCGGACGTCGCTCGGCGGGAACAGCGAACTCTCGCTCTCGACCGCATTGAACGTGAGGCAGTAGACCGGCCAGAAGTCTTCCACGAAAACGTCGGGCTTTTCGGCCTTGCGCAGGAAACAATCGTGGCCGTCAGCCACGTAGTAGACCAGACCGGACAGCTTATCGTATTGTTTCCACACGCAAACGAGCCCGGTGCCTTTGCTCTCGACGACCGAGTCAGCCTCGTCGTCATCACGCACGTAGTTCGGTGAATCGACTTTCTCGCTGCTGATGCCGGTCGGCGAATAGCCGGTGTAATTCTTCTCCAGATCGACGCCGAACACTTCTTGGACCTGATCAGCCGTGTACATGTATTCGAGCGTGATGTGCCGCGCTCCGATGAAGCCGACAAGCTCGCGGCAGAGCTTGTCGGGGATCACCCGCGTGGCCTGCGGATAGTCGAAGATCAGACCCTCGCGCAGCACGATCTCGGGCTCGTTCTGCAAGCTCTCGATCGACAGCTGAAGCTCGGTGATCTCGGGATCGTCGGGGTCGACCGGGTTCTCGGGGTCCTGAACGCGCTCGGTCAGGTGCTGCAAATGGTCGAGACGCGCGCGGGCGTCGGCCAGCTTCTCGGTCATGCCTGGGCGAGGTCCCATCTCGCGCTGGAAGCCGATCTCGACATAGCCGACGCCCGTCGTGCAGGCGCGTCTAACCATCATTTTCATGCCGGTTTTGAAGTCGACGGGTTTTTGCTCGCGCATGGCCTGCGCGTAGAGAAGCTCCAGCGTTTTGCCGATCTTGTCGATCTGCTGGCGGCGCTGCATGCCCTGCTGGTAGTCGGCGATGATCGACTGAGCCTGGGTGAAGGCCTGCATCATCTCCGGCGTCGGCTCTTCCATGACCGGCTCGCCGGTCACCGGATCGGGTGTCGGCTGCGCCTGGGCCAACATTTGTTGGGCCATCTGGATGGTCTGCATCGCCATCATGAAGCTCTGCGGATTCTCGTCCCAAACCATGAAATCCATGGTTTCACGGCGCCGCGCCACGGCCTTCGGATTCTTGGCGTAGAGGCTGGCGGTCTTGCGCTTGACGTGGCGACCGGCGAGGTTGGCGACGTAGTTTCCCTCGGTCCAATCAGGCATGCGGCCCGTGCGCGCGACGAACATATCCTCGCGCATCGCCTTGAACGCCTTGGCGTGAAATTCCTTGTCGCTCTTGATCGATTTCTGGATTTTCTTGACCAGCGCTTTTTCGGATTCAGTGACGTTTTTGTACTTGTCGTCATTGGCTGGCGCGACAGGTCCCGGCGCCGCCGCGACATCGTCGTCTTCCATCACCGTGTTCGGCATGTATTCAGCCATTGAGTACACTCAAAACAGACGTGCAGCTGCTGCCGTCCGCTTCTCCTTCATCCATTTGTCGTTTTGCTGCAAGAACGCCAGGCTGCCGGGGACCGGCTCGGTCTTCGGCTTGGTGCTGCGCTGCGGGCCGTACTGTCGCGTCAGCCCGGTGCCGATCAGCGACAGCGCATCGACGAAGTCGTCATGCGTGCCATTCGGAAACGCCAGCATCTGCTCGATCGCCTTGGCGGTCCACCCAGCCCACGCCGGAAGATGCAGCTTGCCCATGTTGGCCCGCGCCACGATCGACTGCGCACGCTGCTGCTTGTCGGATGCCGACGGCACCTCGACGATGTTGAGGTAGTGGCCTGTCTCGGCGATGCGCTTGCGCAGGAACGGCCCGATCGACTTGCCGATATGATCCTTTTCAGCCCACCACACGAGCGGTCGCGTCGGGCCGGTGACCATGGTGAGGATCGCCTCGACGACGCGGTCGGTCGGCACTTTTTGCCAGAAGCATTCGGTCAGCCAAATGTCCTCCTGCTGATCAACGCCGACCTTGAGCAGCACCGTGAAGTCATTGCGCTGCTTCAGGCCGACCGCATGGTCGCTGGCACAGTAGTAGCGAAGCTCCTTGGGGAGGTCCGCCGGGTTGTACAGGTGGATGTTCTCACGCTGGAACAGGATGCCCGCGTCGAGCGTCGGCTTGCCCTGGTAGAGCGCTTCGAAATTCAGCGGCCCCATCAGGGCGCGCTGCTCCTCCAGGAAGTCGAGATCGAAATTATCAGGCCCGTCGGGCCACAGCGCCTCGCCAGGCGCGCGCCCGAGCGTGTCGTTCTCCTCCGCTATGGCGGGCAACTCGATGATCTTGATGCGGCTGGCGAGCCTCTCGTTAAAGTACGGATTCTCGTCGGTGTTGCTGTTGGTCAGGCGCCCGATCGGGTCGTCGGTATGCCACCGGGTGAAGGTCATGATGACCAGCTTGAGGCCACGGCGGCGGGTCATGGCGACCTTGGTGAACCAGTTCCACGCCTGATCGCGGATCGCCTGGCTCTGCGCCTCCTTGTCGTCCTTGATCAGGTCGTCGCAGATCAGCAGATGGGCGCCGCGCCCGGTGAGCGCGCCACCGCGACCGACGAACGACAGCAACCCGCCTTTTTCGGTCTGGAGACGATCCTTGGCGGTGCCGCCGCGCCGCAGCTTGAAGCCGGGGAACACCTGGTGGTGCTGCGGCGAATTCATGATGGCGCGGACGTCGGCGCCGAAGTCCATGGCGAATTCGTCGGAATAGGTGCTGACGACGATATCGTGGTCAGGATGCCTGCCAGCGTACCACGCTGGCAGGCGCCTGCTGACCAACTCCGATTTGCCGTGCCTCGGCGCCGTCACCAGGATGAGGAACGGTATATTACCCCGCTCCACTTCTTCAAGAGCCCTGGCGATCTTGCGGTGATGCTTGGCGTCCTTGTAGCGGCTGCGGGTGACGTCGCTGACGTCCTCGGGATCGGGCATCGTGAAGTGGATGTATTTGAGCAGATCGTCCCGCGCCTCGATCGCCACCTTCTGGCGCGATGCCACCTTGAGGCCGCGCTCGGCCTCCTGCTCGGCGCGCTTGGCGTTCAGGTAGCGGGCACGCGCGGCGTGCCGGTTCTCCTGAAGCCGTTTGTAGGTGGGCGGGACGTCGTACCTCATTGCGCAACTGTTGAGTTGAAATACCGCACGATGATCGGTTGCAACAGGCCGCTGACGTAGCCGAACAGCAGGCCGAGCAGCTTGGCGATGGTCGGGCTCTCGACATCCACGAAGCCGAACAGGACGACCGCGATCAGCCCGAAAAACCCCACCACGATTAGGATCGCGATGATGCTGCGCGTGATGGCGTCGTGGGTCGTCATTTGCCAGCCTGCGCACGCAGCGCCGCAGCGATCAGCGGGCCGTCCTGGCCTTGCGGCGGCGGCACAAAATCGGTGCCGTTGTAGGTGAACCCAGCGGCGCAATACTTATCCTCGGCGAGCACCATGGTGTGGCCTGCGGGCGGTATCCAGTAATCGTTCGTGCCGTCCCAATCGACGACGTCGGCGACGAATTGACCCGCCGTGTTGACCATCGCGTAAGCCGCCATATTCAGTCTCCGGCCAGGTTCAGCATTTCCATGACATGCTGATGCACGCGCTGCCGTTCGGCTGCGGCAGCGACTTTGGGAAAGCCGACGCCCATGCCGAGCGCATTGAGCAGGATGATCACGACCAGCACGATGGCCACGCACAGCGTCAGCACGCGCACGATGCGCGCCAGCGGCTCCGGCGTGCCAAGCTCGCCAACCGCCCAGTAGACCAGTGCTGCGCCGCCGCAGACGCACAGGATGTAGATCGCGGCATAGAGCATCGGCATGGTGCCTCCTATTTCTTCTCGACGTGCGGAAAACAGCGTTCGATCATCGCCATCTCGCGTACCGCCCGACGTTCGTTCTGCCTGTCATTCACGAAGTACAAAACTCCCAATGTCGCTGCCTGCAACAGCACCAGGACGAGCAGACCGGGTGAGCCCTTCAGCGCGTCGATCGTGCTGCCAGCTACCTTCCCGGCTTGCTCCGGTATGCTCATGGCAGCGCAACAAAGCTGTTCGCCCTGGCGTCCCAGATGCCGCCCAGGGCGAATTCAATATCGGCATCCGGCACGGCTGCGCCGCCCTCGGTTTCAAGCGTCTCGGCGATCGTCGGATTGCTCGCAGCAACATGTTGCGCGAGCAGCAACGCGGCGTCGTCGCCCGTGAAGATGCGAGCGCAGTAGGCGATGCGGTTGGCGTGGTTCGGCGTGCTTTCGGCCTCGGTAGCGACGTTCTGCGCGACCTTGAGCGCGATGAAGCTCACCCTGGTGTAGAACGTCGGGTCCGACGCGGCGTTGATGATGTCGGTGGTAGCCATCAGTGGCCTCCTGCGAGAACGTTTTCGACCGTCGGCCCGCCGAACAGGCTGTCCGGCGCGGCGAGTATCTGCTGGTTGGTCGGATCGGCGGGCGCGATGGTGCCGCCTTCGGCGATGTAGCGCAGCCAATCGCCCTGCGTGCAGGCGTCGTTGAGCCACCAGATCGTGTCATCATCGCCCACGGCGCGGATCAGCTGCTCGGGCGGCGGCATGTCATTGACGACGTATTGGGCGGACACGAAATTGGGCATCACATCCTCCCGTTGACCGTGACGGTCGAACCAAATCTGGCAAAATTGGTTGTGGCGGGGGTCGTCAGCGACGTGCGAACTTCCGACACATAGCAGCCATCAGAACCCAGGCTCAAAGTGCCGACAGTTGCTGAAAATGCGTTGGCAGCAAAATAGTTAGCACCGCTCAGAATTGGATTAGGTCTTGGCGCCACTGGCAAATACGCTGCGTACAGATAAGCGGTGCTTGCTTGAACGAAGCCGTAGAATGCCCCCCACGTCTGCTGCCAGTAGCGCTGACACTTGGCGAGTTCAGTACTGTATTCCGGTATCTCAAAACGCGGCGGCAAGCCGGTGTTGAGTGGATCAAGGTACAAGCCGACATCGAACAGTTCATAGACAGCACCGGCTGCTGCAAGACCGTTGGTCAAACCCGCCAGTGAGAATGAGTTGGTCGCTAGCCAAGTATTACCCGATGCCGCCTGAAAGTTGGCCCCGCTTCCAACTGAGATCGTGACGTACATGCCACGCACTTCAGTGGTATCCCACACGCCAGTAGTGTCGCCGGGGACCACGAACACTTGTTCCGTGTCGGTGTTTGCCTGCCCCGCGCTGATGGTGAATGGCACAACGTAACAGCGGTTAGCCGGACCGTTGCGGAGCGATGCTGCATAGGTACCTGCTGGTCCCTTGAAACCAAAACGAAGGATGACTTGCCGTGCACCCGCTGCACCCCAACCGAAGTCCGCGATCTGTTTCCCTTCGATGGCTTGCAGCCACTGTTGGTACTCGTTAGCGGCAAGCGCTGCGTCGGCAGTGCCAACAGTGAGGCGTATACGGTCGGCTGATTTGTTCGGCGTCCGCAATTGCACACGCTGCGCTGACTGGGTGCCGCCTGAGATCGTTGCAGTCAGCCACTGGTCTGCGGCGTAGTACGACAACGAAGCCACTGGACCGCCTAGTGTGTCGCCCCATTCCTGGCTGACCTGCATGGCAGGATTGACAATCCTGTTGCGCGCCTGGGCGGTCGGCACAGCGCCAGCCGCCGCCAGCGCCGCCGTCACGAAGGCCGTCGTCGCCACGCTGGTGTCGTTGTCGCCACCTGCCGGAGTTGGCGCCTGCGGGTTGCCCGTGAAAACCGGGCTGGCAAGATCAGCCTTGAGCGCGAGAGCGGGGGTGAAGGAGTTGAGGACGGTTTCGATCTCGCCCAACGTGTCAAAGCCAGGCGAAGCAGTGCCCTTGAGCAGGTTGATCGCAGTCTGGACGAAAGCAGTGGTGGCAATCGCAGTGCCGTTGTTGCCCGCTGCGAGCGTCGGCGCCGTCGGGTTCCCGGTCAATGCCGGGGAGGCCAGCGGCGCGAATGTCGCCG